ATGTTCGCTCTGGTCTTGTTTGTTTGCTACCTGGACGGTGGGTGTGAGGACATCGTTGTGGATGTCTTTAATACCGAACAACAGTGTCTTGTCGCTATGGAAGTACAACGTCTGCGCTATGGCGGATGCTATCCGGTAGAAGATTTTATTGACGGCTTCTGGCGCCCTGCCCAAGAGTACAGTGATTTTTAACTACTGTACCTGCACTAACGTCATTTCGCCGCCGAAGACGGCGCCGGTATCAATGTAATGCTGATTGCTGGCATCTACGCGATGTTTAAGCGGAGTATGGCCAAACCAAAAGTGGTCTGCACCGGCAATGGCTACCCCCTTCCCCGCCAGATGTTCACTCAAACGCTCACGACGCCAGAGTACCGATTCTTTGTCTACGGGTTTTTGCCATGCGTAATGATCGGACGGGTAATCGGCATGGGCGATAATATTGACCCCGCTGGCGCAGTGGAGCTCAATAATGTAAGGCAATTGCTCGCATTCCCGTAGCGCATCGTAAGCCCTGTGCTGTTCCTTTTCGCTGAGGTTACTGAACCAGGCGCCGCCATTGAATGACCAGAGAGTCATCTCCCCCGCGTTAAGCGCGTCGATAGCCATCTGCTCATGGTTTCCCCTGACCGTTTTAAACCACGGTCGTTTAAGCAATTGCAGGCACTGCAGACTGTCAGGGCCACGATCAATTAAGTCGCCAACGCATATGAGTAAATCCTTATAGGGATCAAAGTGGCGCTCGCGCAGTTCATTCAACAGACGCTGATGGCAGCCGTGCAGATCACCTACGATCCAGATATGCCGCCAGGTATTCCCATCGATACGTTGATACATAACTCCCCCTTATTTTTAGTATAGAAAGGAGACTTGACTCTGCGTAATCATGTTCAAATTCAGCGCAACTTAAATCCTCGTTAAACGAACCCGAAATAAACCACAGTGTTCAGGTTAATTTGCCACGGCGTAATCCCTAGAATAGCTATTGAACATTCAGAGGGTCCTACCGTGTCTAATATCAGTCTGCAAGAAAAACACCTGCAAAATCACCATCAGCATATTATTCGCGAGCTGGTCTCCGGACGTCTGGTTCCTGGCCCTATCTGGACTAAACGAAATTATCGCCTTAAATTCCTGCTCCGTTCGCTGTTGTTCTGGTCTTCAACGGTAAAAATGCTGAGCGCATTATCGCAACGTCCGGGATTTGAGCGTTTACTGAATGCCCAGGTGACACTGCCGAGTAAATCGCATCGTCAATATCTGACGCTGGGGCTCAATGCGGCAAAGCGTGCCGATGCGATTGTTAGCCACTATCAGTGGGTTGACAGTTGCCTGTCAGCCAGGGCTGCCGATGCAATGACCGCCGTCAACCATCAGCACATCTTGCAGTGCAAAGGTAAAGATGATACCGAATTTAACGTTTTTGCCTCCTGCGCCCATAAAGCAGAGCGTGAAGGCGAAAGCACCCTGTGGCTGTATGACGGCAACAATGTCCTGCTGGCGAGCGCCACATTCAGCGTGATCGAGGAAAAAGGCCAGCGTGCCTTAGTGATTGGCGGTCTGCAGGGTCCCCGCAGAAACATCTCCCATGAAGTCATCAAAGTGGCAACACGTGCCTGCTACGGTATTTTCCCTAAACGTTTGCTAATAGAAGTACTATGGCAGATGTGCGCGCACACCGGCATTAGCGCGGTTTATGGCGTTAGCGATGATGGTCATGTCTTTCGCGCGTTGCGTTACCGCTTTAGCAAAGGCCGCCATTTCCATGCCAGCTATGATGAGTTCTGGGCCTCTATTGATGGTGAGAAAGATAATGCCTGGCGCTGGCGTTTGCCATTAATGCTGGAACGGAAACCGCTTGAGAGTATCCCAAGTAAGAAACGTGCCGAATATCGCCGCCGCTTCCAGTTACTCGACGATATGAATAGCAGTCTGGCCGATTTTTTCCGCTAAATATTGAGAGCAGTGGCATCACCACTGCTCTTTGTTATTACTGTTGGTATCAATACCTTATTTATTCTCATTTTCATTGCCAGTAATTATTATTTTATTCCTATTATTTACTAAATACCTCCACACCAACATTCAACCAATAACGTGATCTTGTCTGGCGCGCATCGTGGTTCTGCTGGTCAGCACACAAATTGATGCAGCGCATTCATATAGTAAAAAACGAGATGATACGGCTAAAACGTAACGATATATCTTTCAAGGCTTTTTTTTCATGCTACTGTGGTTTTTCCATTTAACGGCCCGGAGGGGCTATTCCAACCTTAAAATTCGTTTGTCCTGTCTGCAAAGGAAATTCGTTTTTTTTCACGCAATTTTGCCCGGATAAAAATTACCCTCACGGTGCAATTTGTTCAGGGTGTGGTTCACGTCTTACGGCAAAAGCCTGTATTCCAGTCAGACGGAGATGGCCTAAAAAAGCCTCCTGATGTGAGGCCTCGACGTGAGGCCTTTCTAACACGTGCAAAATAATTTATGCGCCATCTGCAGAACACGGGAAAATCATTTTCCCGTACAGACCACGGTTTAATCCAGTTGTTGGTGGCAGGTTAATAAAACTGACGAATGGCCTGTTCAGTTTCACGCGTAGTGACTAATTCAGAAAACTTGGCTATCAGGAACTCTTTGCCATCCAGCACATACGTTTCGATCGGCATATCAAGGAAGGAGCGCTGATCATTTCTGTAGCTGACCTTCTTTAGGTCGTCCGCCACCGAGATGTGATCGACCTTTCCACCGGGGAGTATTACCACAACATCTTTGCTCATGTCGTTATCCTCAGTTGTTTAAATTGCATACGACATTAGCACAGCCTTTCGGTCATCGTCTCTTGTTATGTTCAGGCATCATGACAAGGTTGAAGGAGAAAGCGGCGGCGCCATTATGGAAACCCACTCACCGCTCACCCATTTCTCTTCGAGACTTTGCCAGCCAGGCCTGCTGTCTAACGCTTGTTCAGGCAAAAAAAAACCGCTCGGACAGAGCGGTGAATGAAGCTTACCAGGGAATAATAATGAAGCATGGATGCAATGACTATAGCTGGCTAATAGTTGCTTAATGAAAACCAGGACGATTCTCAAAGCATATATTCTTTATAATTAGCAAACTAAGGGTCGTAACGAAGAATTTATTAGCTTTCAAGCAATTGCTTCCCTCAGGAGAAGAGCGGATTTCCCTCTCCTGAGGGATTTTTATTTACAAATTTCACTGTTGAGCTTATTGAAGGTCTCGATCTGTCGATGATATTCATCAATCGTGAACTGGTCGTTACCGCTATATGCAATGGGCCGGCGTGAATATTTAAAGCCAATAACCAGATGATAGGGTTCTGCAGTAATGAATCGTACGCCTATTTTTCGTCCAGGGTTCGTCTCCCCTGAGATAACACCACAGACATAAGGTTGCCCCTCAGATACATGTTTTGACACCTCAGACGCCGCGCAAATGAATTTTCTGATGCGCTGCCTTTCCACAGCAGCACGACTTACCAGATTTCGAATCATCATCACAACATCGAGGCCGCGCTTATCATGCCAGACGGCCGGGGCGAGCCCCATAGCAGAACGTCTCAACCTACAGGAATGGCGCTGTTGACCTATCGTTAAGGAGCGGGACGAGAATTTCGCGCAACGTCTTCTGGCTATAAGAACTTAAAATGCCCAAAAATACCTGGACGCCCGCGGTGCAGAGTATGTTATGGTTTAGATCGTATGCAGGAAATTTTGACTGTTTTCTGTATGTCCTGATTTGGCTCTTTTGGGAAACTAAGAGCCAAAAAAAGACCGAATACGATTCCTTTTCTCGCCCAGATATAGCACACCCCTTTATTTTCAAGAAGTTAATACGCAACCTGCGCATTAATTAACCAATTAAGCGTGTGTTTGTGCCCTTTTAAAATCAGCAAGTTGCTAAGTAATTCGGACATATTCGGACAAAAATCGGACCAACTGAGTGTGGTTTTTGCGCTGAAATAGCCGATTTTCAACCCGTGGTCATTTCCTAAAGCTTGACACGACTGCTTATTGATTAGAGCCAAAAAATTACATTCCAAACTACTTTCAAATCTTAATTCGCTTACGGGTGCGCGCCGTTTTTTTCTCTTTTTCTATACTTTTAGTCTGACTGGTTGGAGGTGCTTATGTGCGGACGATTTGCCCAGGCGCAAACGCGTGAAGAATATCTAGTATACCTAGCGGAAGAGGCCGAACGCGATATCGCATACGACCCTGAGCCGATTGGCCGGTATAACGTCGCTCCTGGGACAAAAGTTCTTTTGCTTAGCGAACGCGATGACCAACTGCATCTTGATCCTGTGATCTGGGGTTACGCACCCGGGTGGTGGGATAAAGCACCATTGATTAATGCTCGCGTCGAGACAGCAGCCACCAGCAGAATGTTTAAGCCACTATGGCAGCATGGCCGTGCAATCTGTTTCGCTGACGGCTGGTTCGAATGGAAAAAGGAAGGCGACAAGAAACAGCCCTATTTCATTCACCGCGCTGATGGCCAACCCATTTTTATGGCAGCGATAGGCAGCATCCCATTCGAACGTGGCGACGAGGCTGAGGGGTTTCTCATTGTGACTTCCGCTGCTGATAAAGGCATGGTCGATATTCACGACAGGAGACCGTTGGTATTGACGCCGGAAGCAGCCCGGGAATGGATGCGACAGGACATTGGCGGGGAGGAAGCGGGAGAAATTGCAGCTGACGGTGCAGTACCGGCTGATAACTTTGTCTGGCACGCTGTTACACGTGCCGTCGGAAATGTAAAAAATCAAGGATGGGAGTTAATCGAATCGATTCGTTAATACTTACAAGAGATATCAAGCCGTCTGCTAGGAGCGAAGAATGGACGTTAGAGTCTTTAACTCGCCCTTGGTTTTTCTTGCAACTGAATTAGATTTTCTTTTGTGAACCGTTTCGTCTGGCTCTCCTCGAACTGCTTAATTAATTCACCACCCATGAATCCTAAATCTTTATTATCGCGTAAAAATTCCAGAGAGTACTCCCAAGCCTCTTTTTGTATTTCATTCATTTGATTCTCAAGTGTTTCTTCATCTTGAGACGGATCGTTAACAATACCGTTCATAATGAAAAGCAGTTCAGTTATTTTCCCTTTGTCTGTTATAGCAGTTTTATCCATTACCCCATTTTCGTAAAAATACTTGGTTTCATTTTCTTTTTCGATTTCAGGTTCATATTTTTCGTGCCAAATGATATCCGCAATCACTCCGGCAATGAGTACACACACCCGGTTAAATAAATGATTATATATATCATTAACACTATCAAGCTTTGTTTTAGGGAAGGGTTTAATCTCCGAACTGCCGTAAACACCAAAGTCAGATTGCCCAATTAATATACTCCCAACATCGAAGCCAACTTTACGCCCCAACAACCAATGCCCAAGCTCATGATAAATGGCGCGCTTATGCTGCTTGTCAATACTAAGATGATTATGAATCATACATTCCCTTTTTATTTATATTGGATGCTTGTTGGTAACATTTTATTAAAACATATATGAGGAACTGGCTCTAACTATAATTTATAACTTATCTGCAAAATCAGATCAAATAAAGCGTAAGCAACGTCAGCTTTTGGCACAAAGCGGACGTGTTTCCTTTTTTGTTTTGGCTTGAGATATTGAACCAACAGAAGCATATCGCATATTGTTTCACCTGACGACAGGCAAATCAGAAAATCTCGTCGTATAACGCGGCGAGAGCATCTCCCTCTTCATCTGCCATTGCTGCTGTATTCCTTGTCCTGCGAAATACAGCGTGCCTTTTCCTTCTTTGGCATTTAGCTGATCTAACAGTGTCATCAGTTGTTCGCTGTCACGACGCGGCGCATTGTCGTCGAACAGATTCAACTGTGCTACGCCCTGACTAAAAAAGTCGCCAAGCATTACGCCTGCTTTTTGATACCTGTGACCATCTTTCCAGATTTTATCAAGGCAGCGCGTTGCAGCACTGATTATGTCCCTGCTATCTTGCGTTGGCGTAAGCAACTTCACTGAGGCGCTATTCCCGTAATAAGGTTCGTTCAGCGCAAACGGGCTGGTTTTAACGAACGCGGAAATGAACCGGCAATACTGGTGTTCCCCTCGCAGCTTTTCTGATGCGCGGGCCGCGTAGCTACATATCGCTTGCCTTATTTCTTCATAGTCAGTAATACGGCCACCGAATGAACGAGAGCATACGATTTCCTGTTTAGCAGGTGCGAACTCCTCCAGTTCGAGGCAGGACTCTCCGCGTAGCTCCCGGATGGTTCGCTCCAGCACCACGTTAAAGTGTTTGCGGATTACCCAGGTGCTTTGCTCGGATAAATCGAGGGCTGTTTTGACACCCATCGCATTTAGCTTTTTGGTGATGCGCCGCCCCACTCCCCAGACATCCTCAACCGGAACCAGGGCCATCAGCCGCCGCTGGCGATCAACATTTGACAGGTCAACTACCCCGCCAGTTTGCTTTTGCCATTTTTTGGCGGCATGGTTCGCCAGTTTTGCCAGCGTTTTTGTGGGTGCGATTCCGACGCCAACTGTCAGGTGAGTACGCTGCAGAACGGTGGCACGAATCTCCCGACCAAATTCCTCCAGCACCCGGCAGTTACGGACACCAGTCAGGTCACAAAAAGCTTCATCGATTGAGTATATTTCCACGCGCGGTGACATCTCTTCCAGCGTAGTCATCACCCGGTGGCTCATATCAGCGTAAAGCTCGTAGTTGCTACTGAACGCTACGATTCCGTGCTTTTTGAACATATCTTTCTGTTTGAAGTAAGGTTCGCCCATTACAACGAACGGTTTCGCCTCAGCGCTCCTGGCTATTACGCAACCGTCGTTATTTGATAAAACAACGACTGGTCTCCCTTTCAAATCAGGTCGAAACACGGTTTCGCAGGACGCGTAAAACGAATTGACGTCACAGAGCGCGAACAAGGTTAACCCACCGCTTTCACGATAAAGGTCACCACTCCAAAAATGTCGAGTGTGTCCTCGCTTGTCACTCGAATCGGTTGATATGAGCTGTTCATTGGATTCAGTTGAATCGTTGGTCGGAGTTGCAGTCGTTTCACTGTAAATTCACCGTCTACCGCAGCGATGACGATATCGCCATGCTGAGCAGTACGAGAGCTATCCACCACCAGCAAATCTCCTTCGCTGATTCCAGCTTCGATCATCGAGTCACCACTGGCTTTGACGAAATACGTCGCGCTGGGGTGATGAATGAGAAGTTCGTTCAAATCAATTCTCTGCTCAACATAATCCGCTGCGGGACTCGGAAATCCGCACGGAACAAGGTCACTGAACAAAGGTAGCGCGACAACTGCGCGCGGAAAATCGGCTGGTTTGATGAATTGCATACGACACACCCACTTATACTGTTTTTATATACAGTAGTTTTTTAAGCACAAATGATCAAGATAGCGCTTCGTTTGTGGGTGAATGAAGATTGAGCAGTTTGCGATAAAGCACCCTTTGAATGAAGTGCTTAGATGGAGTGTAAATTTTCAGGCCTCTGGTTCCTCGGATTTTTTTGGCTCCAGTTCAGCAACGCGCGTGGTCAAGGCGTCAATCTGCGCCATTAGCGCCAGGATAGCTTCGTGATGTAGCGCAGCCGCTACACCAGCAGTATCAGGGCTGAGCACATCTTTAATTACGGTACCGTCGTCCAGTTCTCTGTTGCCAGTGACAAAAACGTTATCCGGGAATACTGACTGAACCTCCTGAGCAATGAACCCAATGCCAGGTGAAATGCCATCCAGACGTTTCCATGAAACACCGCGAATGGCCTGCATTTTCTCCAGGGGATTCTCTATCCTTGCCACGTCGTATTTCACGCGGATATCAGAGTTTGAAATCCACGCCCCCGGCGCTGTTGCCGAGCCTGTAGAGTTAAACCCAAAAAATGACGCCGTCGGCCCCGCGATAACGTTCAAATAAAACCCAGAGAACGTCGAAGAAACATAGTGATATGCAACGGATTTATGCGGCGTTAATGATCCGCCATACCCCCATTCCATATGTGGAGTCTCCTGGTTTACACTACCAGCGGATTCATTTGTTAGTCGTGTTGTGCTCAGTACGGTTCCGCCATTTTTCCGATCCAGCGAATTCAGCCGCGAATCATTACCCTGGCAAAATGACCCGGCGACGGTGCCGAACGGGCTTGCTAATCCCGTTCCGCCCTGCCCCTGGCTGAGCGGGGTTGTTAGCCCCGACAGACTGGTGATATCGGAATTAGCCCCTTTTTTTGCCAGCGACTTCTGGCCGGGAACCGTGACGGCTACGCCGTTAATCGTGATAGTGACGTCACCAGACGCATTCATCACGTCCGCAAAGCCGCTCATATTCCGCTGATACAGCGTCAGCGTCTCAGCAATGTTTTGAGCCAGACCGTCAACGCTCAGCGAATCACTCAGGAGGATAGCGTAAGCGGTACCGGCTGCAATGGTCGGGGTTGCCGCTGGCGTCACGGTGAGTTGCGTCGCGCTGTTGATTGCCGTTATTTGGAACACCTGTGGCGGTGTAGTCAGGGAAATCAACGAGCACCCAACCCGGATGAGCGAACCTGCCGCTGTAAAATTTGTGCCAGTGCCCGTCAACGAGTTTCCGGCAATAGCAATAGTGCCCGTTGTGTAAATCATGAACTACCTCACGTTAATAATGATCGTTTATGGCGATCAATAATGTAGAATTGATCGCCAGCACCAATCTGACTATTTTTTAAACTCAAATAAAATGGATATTCCAGTAAATACAGGAATGTTGAAATGAAACGAGTAATTGCCGTCGCACTGCTGCTGACGGGCTGTGCTGCTAATGACAGAAGTTACGCTTTCGAAATGGATTACCCGGTGGATGCGGCCAGGTTATCACTCAGTGGTGAGACTCACGTAAATATTAACTGTGCTACGAGAGAACTAAACGTTATTTCAGACACCAGCAATGGAATATTCAGCCGCCATATTAATAAGCGACTCAGTAATATTTGTTACCAGAAAACGGGTAAGCTCGATGTGATATACCGCTTTGAATCGGGAAAAGGCGTTAGACAAGACATGCTCGCAACACAATACCCTCGCGTTCCGCCAGCATCAAATCCCAACAAACTGAGCAATGGGAATTCGTAAACCGCGCCCCTGAATTGTCTGGCTCCAACTGCGCTGATTCTTTGATATATACCTTCCTTGCAGTTGTGAGCCTGTCCATTTTAGAACAATCCCAGAATATCCTCCAACCGTGCCATCAGTCGTGATATTTCCAGGGCAGTTGTTAATCAAGATCCACGGGTTAAAGGTGAGGTTTATAGCTAAGGTATTGTTCTGCAGATCGTAGTTCGCTGGCACGTCAAAAAAACCAACCACTCTTGGCATGCTTGATGCTGATGCTGCGCTCCAGATAAGAGAGCCGCTGCTGTCGAAAACATCAAGATAGCCGCTCTGCATTCCAATGTTTCTCGCTGTGCGTATCATTCTTCCCGCATTGTCCTCAAGAAGATTGGCACCGGGCAAACCATACTTATTTGCATCCAGTTGCAACCACCTTAAAGATCCGTCATTCCAGAATTGTTGCTGGGTGTGACCCAGCGTACTTCCGTCACCAAATGGGCTATCTACACGATAAAAACCCTTATCGGTTACGGCTCCCGTCAAGCGCAGATCATAAAAAAGTGTAGATCTGTTTTGTGAGTCAACGAGCAACTTCCCGGAACCGTTGTAAACTTCAAATCCGCTCATTGAAAGTTATAAACCTCGACAGTAAAAGTAAATCCGGGACTGCCAGTGGTCGGCAAATAAAATACAGTAAAGCCGCCATCATATGCACGGCAGTAATATTCGTTTGAAACCAAGTCATAAGACGTCAAAATAGATATAAATGATCCGGCTTGGGTTATGCCGGGAAATGAAACGTCTTTTGTCATTTCTCCGGCTGCAAATGTTACAGAAGTACTCCCAATATATCGGATTGCATAATCACTTAAATCAACGGCAATGCGCCCTGCACCGTCCCAGCATTGTAACCCCTGTGGCATTACCATAACCCCATTCTGACGCGCAGCACGTTGTTGCTGTCGTATATTTGAATGAGCGTGCTGGATATCAACATCCTACCGCCACCGCCCACACCGTTAATTTCAAACATTCCTCCCTTATCAAGTCTCCATCCGGCAGAGCCAGCCACATAGTTGTTAGACTGGATATAGTTGCCGATTTTGGCGTTCTCAATAGTACCGTCCTGAATAAAGCTGGCACGAATAAACGTCTGGCCGTTCTGAATAACAAACGGCAGTGTGACGGCGGTGCCTGCCTGAGACATAACAGCGAAGCGGTCGGCGAGGAAGACAACCTGGCTTTGCATTCCACCAGGCGTATTCTGCACACCCAGCCCCATCCCTGCTGCGTATTGCACGCCGCTGCTGTCTACTGCGACTTTAATCGAGTACATCGCGTTCAGGTTGCCGTTGATATCCGCTACCGCCAGGGCATTCGTGATGATGGCCGCAGACTGGCCGTTTACCGTAACGCTCAGTGAGTTGATTTTCGTCGCCGATACCTGACTGAAATCCGCCATCGCTTTCGAAAAATCAGTCACGTTTGATGTATTGCCACCAGCCGTGGCATCCAGGGTTTTCAGCGACTCGCTGAGTGCTTTCGTTGCATCGGCCATCACATTATCAACGCGATTAATGCCAGCCGCGTTGGCACCATACTGCGCACTCTGTTTTACCTGCTGGCTCACCTGCGCCAGTGTGTTCTGAATTAGTGCAATCGCCGTGTTTTGCACCCCACCGGACGCATTAGCCGTTTTCCCTGACAGTTCGTCGAAACGGGATGCGGTAGCGCTGTCGAGCGTGGACACAGCCTGTGTGAGCTGAGTTACGTCAGCGGTATTCTCCTCCGTCTGCGCCGTCAGCGTATCAACCGCCGTCGCGCGGGCCTGGGTCTCATCAGCAAGCGCCTGCGTTAGCTGCGCTACCTGTGCAGCGTTCCGCTCAGTTTTCGCATCCAGACGCGTCACGTCCGTAACGCGGGCCTGAGTTTCAGTGGCAATCACCTCCCGCAACTGAGTGAACGAGGCGCTGTTTGCGCCGTTCTGTGCCGACTGCCTGACAACTACGTCAGCAATGGCCAGGGCATTACCAATGATGGCCTCTGCCGTCTGCCGGTTCGCACCCACTGCCGCCGCCAGTTGGTCCGCATTTTGGGTAATTGTTGCGGCAAGCTCAGCAACGGTTTTGCTGGTTTCAACGGCGTTTTCGATGATGTCTTTGAATACCGCAGTGTCCTTCATCTGCTCCAGAATCTCAGCAGAAATGGCGCTGACATCAACCGATGACTGCCCCATTACCCAGGCGGTCCACTCGCCGACATTGCCAATTCTGTCCACCAGCCGTGCACGGTACCATTGCCGCACACCCGCCAGCATAGGTCCGTGCTGATAGCTTGCTGCCGGATAGGGCACCAGCGTCAGCAGTTCGGGATTTGCCTTATCGTCCGTAGTGGCGCGCTGTAGTTCGGTGTATGCAGTGTCACCGGCTCCGTCAGGAAACGCCCAGGTGATGTCGATAGCCCACACCACATCATTTGAAGCGAGGAGTGACTGCGGCGTGCCCGGTGTACCATTTTTCCCCGTCAGGTGGGTCGTATCGGCATAACCCCAGGGGGAAGACGAATCCTGCGCATTCAGGGCACGAACACGCACATCATAATTGCCGGAATAAATACCCTGAACGGAAAAGCCCTGGGCACTGGCAACCGGAACGTTAATCCAGTCGCCGTTGTCCTTGCGCCATTGCGCCTGGTACCGGACAGCACCAGCAACTTTGTCCCACGTACTGTTCAGGCTGGCGACCGTCAGCCCCTGATCGATAAAATCAGTCTGGCTGATGAGGATATTTTTCGGCGAGGGCAGCACATTAACCGGCGTTACCGTAATCGGTGCAGGCGTGATCCGCACACCGTCATCAATAAACCGGTATTTATTCGGGTCGTGCTGAACACCGGACACGTTAAATGTTCCGTCGTCGTTTGCGGCAACGGACGTCACACGAAATTGCTGAATAGCCAGCCTGTCGCTGTCAATTGCCCACACTGCGCCAGCAACGGGAGCCATCCGGTAATCGGTGCTGACCGTGACGGTCTTTTTATCGCTGCTGATCGCGCTGATGGTTCGCGTCTGCGTCGTGCCGTCGGGGAGATTCAGCGCCAGCCTGTCACCGGACGCATATTCAACAGCGCGATCCAGCGTAATGTTCCTGCCGTTTACCGCACTGATTCGCCCTCCATTCTGCATTCCGGCGCGGAACGGGTCCGCAACACCAATAACGGATGCAGGCAGCGGAATATGTCCGTCAAGACCAACGTTAAACGAGATTGTGCCGTCTTTTGCGTTGGACAGTAAGACCCAGCGTCCCCTGCGGTGGGCCTCACTTTGCGAGGTGCATCCAATCGCTGTCAGTTGCGTCTGATTAATGTCGTAACGTGCCACCAGATCGCTGTCGTAAACGCCCTCGATGGTGTCGCTGTAATGGTTCTGCGGATCAGACCATGACACCAGGCAGGAACTGTAGCGGTTTTTATAGGAGCCACCCGCGTAGTTAAACAGCCCGTCCACCACGTTTGAGGCGGTATAAACAAAATCCAGGTCTGCCACCGGGACATCAGCATTGACGTAAATCTGTTCATTACCCCAGAACGTAATGCCCCGGAATATTGCCGCCAGGTCTTTCAGAACGGTGTATGCATCCTGCTGGCTCTGGATGTAAACGTTGCAGGTAAAACGCGGTTCAGTGCCGCCCGCACCGTCTGATACCCTTTCATCGCAATACTGAGCAATGGCGTAGACTTCCCATTTATCAATCATGGAAGCATCCACACGGTTGCCCATGCCGAAAATTTTATCCAGCACCAGATCGTAAAAAATCCATGCCGGGTTGTTGCTGTATGCCCATTTGAAGTCGCCAGCCCATGCACCAGAACTTTCGCGGGTAACAGGATCGTAGTTTGACGGCACACGGATCCGGCGACCAAGAGGGACGCAGGTCACTTTAGGGGCACTCCCATTAAAGTGGCTCGCATCCACCTCAATATAGAGTAACGCGGTATTCGGATAGCGAAGTTTGCTGTCGATGACCTCTGCGCACGAGAATACCTTAAACGCATTCACCAGCTTTGAATTGCCAGCCGAATCTGCCGTGATCCGTCGGACACGAACAGCCCATCCGGTGGTGGCTTCTGGCAGATTAATACGATGATCGCGCTGGTATTCGGAGGTGGTTTTACCGTCAAACGTCGCATCAACCACGGTCTGATAGGCGCCACCGTCAGTGGACAAATCAATTGCGTACGCCGTAACGGTACCCACCATGTCGCCATTGTCTTTGTACTGGTACTGGACGGGGAGAGATAATTTGATGCGAACTGCGTCCAGTGTCAGGTTTGTAAACTGGCGTGTCCAGGGTACTGACTGAGTGACCGTAACACCCACAGCCAGTTCATTATCAATTTCCGGCATCCCCGGAATGTACGTCTGATCCTGTGTGCCGCGTCGCCAGTCCCAGACAACACCGGAGAAATTGTAACTGCCGTCAGCGTTAGCCAGCGCTGTATCATTGAGGAAAATTTGTTGTGCCGTCAGTTCGCCCTGAATTTCACCTTCGGCGATGGCCAGCAGCATTTTTAATTTTGCGGTCGACAACAGATCGTCAGGTGCTTCAACTGGCGTATGTGCACTTCCGCCCCCGCCTTTCCTGCCCTGAATATGCATAATTCACCCATAAAAAAAGCCGCCCGGCGGCGGCTGTACCTGAACAAACGTGTCTATTGCTGATCGCTGGAGAACAACCCGGCACTGATGATTGCCCCGCCAATTTCACGCTGCCCATAGAGCAGCGGAACCGGGTAACCCATCGCCACCGTATTCACGGGTGCACCGAAGGCGTAATTGGGTTTATTGTCTGTACTACTGCTGGCGCCGATATTAATTTTGGGTTGAGGTGTCAGCATCTGCACCACGCCGCCCAGCATCATGGACAGACCGATGCCGGTTAAGACTGTCGTGGCGGATATCGCACTGGCTGACATTGCAGCTCCCCACAGGGCGAGTGAGCCGCCAGCAGTGAAGAATGCGGCAACCAGCGCCACCGCGCCAATAACAATCTGGAGAACACCGCCCTGCTTGGCACCTTCAGTAACAGGCATCATGGTAAATTCACTGGCTGTGGACGTGAGTTCAAATTCTTCCACCCCTATATTTTCACCATCCCGGAAAAAGGCGAAGCGCACGCCGCTGTGATGCGCATTGGACATGTATTTTTTGAAACCCGGCACCTGTGAACACATTGCCCGAAGCATTTCGCGAATGTCAGCAACGTGAAAGCGATGAACCCTGCCAAATTTCTTTGCGGCCACACCTTTAAGCGTCAGCGTTTTCAGCATGTCATGAGTTCCTTATGCCTGACAATTCTGACTGTACGCTCACGATAATACTGGCCGTAGGGAACGCGGGCAGAAAGATTGCCGGAAGAATGATGAAGAATAATATTGTTACCTAGCCAGATGGCGGCATGGTTGGTTACGGGGGCGCTGAGCTGCATCATAATAATGTCGCCGGGTTGCATCTGATTTAATTCAACCTGAATAAAACGTTCTGACTGCCAGTTATCATCGTACAGGTTTTCGCCGTTATTCCACCACTCACGCGGGACAGAGTAATCACCGAGAGAAAGATTAAACTCGCGACGATAGTATTCACGGATTAGCGCCCAGCAATCCGCATGACCGAGTACCCATGGTCTTCCGGTGTAGTCACGATTTTCGCGCGGCGAAAACGTACACCAGTCACCCTCCGGCCATGAAATAATTCCCCATTCCAGTCCCGAGTGATCACAGTGAATACGGTCAGTCTCTGAGGGGATTAACTGAGCCACATCCGGGTGCGAATGAACAATCATAATAATCTCACCCTGCTTTTCGGCATTTAAATAATCGGCTGGCGAGAGGGTGAAATAATCTTCTGGTTTATCAGAGATATTTTCACAACGAATATAACGTTGTTTTCGTCCTGCCTGAACGACGACACCGCAGCATTCACGGGGATATTCCGCAGCGGCATGTTCGCGAATGGCCGCCATCAGTTTTTCGCGCATATTATTTACCCTGCAGGTTTGCCGCCGGAAACCCGCCAAACGGCAGAGGATTTCCGGGGCCATGACGTGCTTCACAGTCAGGGAGTCGTCCTCCACAGACATCTAACGCGGGATTGGTTGTCGGGGTGCCGTCTTTCAGAAAATACAGCGTTCCGGCGTAATCACACCCCGTTCCACTCCGGTACAGCCCCCGGAGGCACCAGGTACAGACAGGGGTTATCTGTCGCGAGGGTAACTGCAGGCTCTGTATATCGAAGGGGGAGCACAACTCAAAATCAACCTGAATCCGTGTCTCGGCTTTTTTGGCATTAACATAAAATACCTGTACCCGCTCTTCGTTCGGGTTAGCGGCAGGATTCCCGGAAACCCAGTTAGCCGCATCGAGGTATTTAACCAGTGTGGTGTGGATTCTGACCCTGGCCTTAACCAGGTCATCGTATTCAAGGCACAGCGCTGTCACGTAGTTACCGACATTCCCGACAGAGAGTGTGGGTGTCGGTTGCGAACCGGCGCTGGAAAGCTCCACCCCTTTCAGCTCATAGGGATAAGGATCGTACTGATTTCCCTGCCAGATGATTGCTGGCAGATTTTCACCAGCAAATGATGCCCAGCCTTCTTCCTGGATATTGTGAGCGTGAAAGCGCAGTACGTTTTCCATGCCAAAGCCTGTCCCGTCAATCTCAATAAGCTGAATAAGATTACCGGGCTCGAGTTGTTGTATGTCGCTGGTAAAGCTCATAAATTCACCATAAAAAAAGCTGCCCTGAGGCAGCAGTTAATTGGGGACGAAAAGATCAGGGCGCAAATGCCTGCTCAAACGTGAATGCCACCGTCGCTTTTGTTCCGGAAGGAAATGAGACGCTGAATGAATCAGCCTTCACCCGGTAGAGCTTTTTCTCCCCCCAGGGGTTTGTCCACCAGAAAGACGTGGTGACGTGAGAAAGAAGAAACGCACGCAGTACTGCGGCATCGCTTCGTTTTCCCGTCCAGTCAAGATCCCATGTTTCGGACTTATCATTAATCCCCGTTCCGCTGACCTGTTTATATCCGTCACCAAACTGTGCCTGCAGTGTTCGGACGCTTTCAGTTCCCTGTGCCGTCTTACGCGTACGCCAGGTAAATGTGTCTGTCACCGCTTACCCCCTGGAGTAAAGTATTCCACCCGGACTCATCTCCTTTTTCAGGCGATCAGTGATGCTCTGCTGCACAACGCCCTGGACCAGTCGTGCCGTGTCGGCGGTGTTCGCCTGGCTGACTTCGCCGCCACCGCTTTGCTGGCTGATACTGACCGGGGCATAAACACTGATCCCTCCCATAGTCGGTACCGACACATTACCGGCACCCACCAGCCCTCCGGTTGCGTATCCTCGCATCAGGCGATAAAGGTTTCCCACGCCGAGGCGCGCTGTCGATTCTTTGGTGAAGACGAACTCACCACCATGAACAATCCCCTTTGGCTCGTATTTCCCGCCGGGCCCGGTATAACCGCCGCCATCATATTCAGGGATATAGCCGCCCTTCCAGGCCTGTACCGGGCCAACAAAACTGCGGCTACCAATTCCACCGCCCTGCGGACCATCGAATGAACCTGCAACCCATCCCATGGCTTTCTGAATGGCATACGCCACCAGCAACTGATTAGTGATTTGAATAATCGATTTGAGGATGGAAACAGTGAAACTTTTGAAGGAAGTCTTCCCGGTAGTCACCAGATCAGTCAGCATATCGCTCATGCCGCCAAGAGCACTGGATGCGGCGTTCTGCATGGCGGAATACACGTTTGTTGCTGAATCCAGATACTCGGCAAACCCTTTTTTAGCCCCGCTGAGCCAGTCACCGCGAAGACTGTCCTCAGCGGCGTAATACTGATTCAATGCGGCGAGTTCACGCTGATAATCGACGTCAGTCGTCTTGCCCCCGGCATTTTCCCATCCGCTCCTGAGTTGTGCATACGCAAGGTTACGCCCGGCGGCGCGGTCGCTTAATGTCGCAGAATCGGTTAAGGCCGACTGCTTCGCCGATATCTGGTTGGTGTATTTCGTTGCGGTGTCCATCCGCTTGTTAAGCTGTTCCTGCGCGGTGATCTGGTCGCCTAAAAGGGCTTTTTGCTGTGCCAGGGCAAGAATGCGCGCTTTGTTTGCCAGCAGCGACTCCTCCTCTTTTGAAAGCTTGCGCTGGCCTGCCGCCTCTTCCAGCACAGAGAACTGTGCCTCGGTTTTCCACAGGTCTTTACGCTGCTGACTGATGACGTCATTTAAGCCTGTGTGCTGCCGCAGCACTTTAAGCTGTGCCTGCAGAGCAATAAGTTCAGCAGATTCCCTGTCGCTTGCTTTGTCACCTGCCGGAACAGTCGTTTTTGGGGTTTTGGGATCCTTATATTTTTCATTGATCGCGGCGGTTAGCTTATTGAACTTGTCCTGTGTGATAAGCCCCTGCTCGAGTTGTCGCTGATACTTCGTCTGCAGGTCGTTACGGATCTGAGCGTTTGTCCTGGCTGTTTCCAGAAATTTATCAGCTTCAATATTTGCCGAGACCTGTTGCCGGTTTAATTCAGCAGTAGCATTACGTTGCTGTTCTTTAATCGCAGCAAGATGGTTTTCTTTCTCAATCTGGTTATCTAAAGCTTGCTGGCGTTCTTTATTCCCCTGGGCCATGGTGTCGTTGATACCATCGACCACTACCGATCCTGTACCTGGGCGAAACTCAGGAAGTTGAGCAGTAGTGGCATTATCAGCGACCCGGTCACTCCAGAACTTGTAATTTTTTACCTTTTCAATGAGACCCTGCCAGTAATTCGACAGATCGTCCAGGTCTGACTTAGAGGCGTCTTTGAAATTTTTCTGGCTGTCACCAAGTGAGTCGATGATCAGTTTTGTGGCACCGGCTTTATCACCCAGGTCAACCATATGCCTGACCTGTTCATACAGTGCCAGGTTCGCAAAGTTATACTGCTGGTTGATATCAACAAATGCTTTCAGCGGGTCCTGGGGTATTTTCCCCAGCTCGGCCACCAGGTCTTTAACGCTGGCCCCAGTATTTTTTGACAGCAGGATAGCCGTCTCGCTCACCTGTCGGATCTGATCAACTGTCAGGCCCAGCCCGGTGGCCTGCGCGACCGCTGCCGCAACCGCTGATTTTCCCGCATCAGCGTTTTTTACTATCTGGGCGGTGATGCGCGCCAGGCTGTCGGCGGTCTGGCCGCTGATATTCCCGGTGGACGCGATAGCCTGGTTATACGCACTGGCCTGTAAGCGCCCCTGATTCCAGTTATAGGCGAGGAGCCCCACGCCGGATACCAGCGCAGTAATCCCGAGGGTGGTCGGGGTGATAAACCCGGCCAGCGTTTTTGCATAATCAGCAACACCCAGCAGCGCACCTTTTACGCCACCGAACTGGTCTTTGATCTGCCCGCCCTGCTGGAGCAGAATCAGAAACGGAGACTGGCCGCCAGCAAGCTGCGTCGCAATATCAGTAAACTGCGCGGGCAGGCTGCGCATGGCGGCATTGTACTGACCAATCGAAATTCCCGCTTTTCTTGCATACAGCTCCTGCCGGGTAAAGGCGCTTTGCACTTCCAGTGCCGCATCGTTTGCCGCAGACCCGATCCCTTCCAGTCCCCGTTTGACGTAGTTATACCGCTCGGTAAATTTAGCGTCGTTTAAGTCAAGATTGACAATGAGATCACCCACCGCCTGGGACATAACGTGTTCCTCCTGTAATGCCTTCGGCGGCCAGCATCATGGCCTCGTCGGACGTTTCGGTGTCCGCTGCCGGACGTGTCTGGGGATTGAGAAGGCTGAAATCTGCGGTGGTAAGCCCGTGGTCTTTGCAGACCATATCGGTGATGTGGAGGCTCAGTCGTGAGAAATGGGTATCAACCAGGTCCGTCTGGAAATATTCAACGGTGTAAAATTGCTCCCATTCACTCAGTTCGGTGCAGGACATCTGCGCCAGCATCACACGCCAGTCAGGCCTGCGGAACTCACGGGCAAGTTTAAGGGCGAATTTCAGGGCTGCGGCGTGGGCTTTTCCGGGGAGTGGGGTTCCGTGTCGGCATTCGGTTCTGCGTCAGGTGCAACGGGCAACATTCCTGAGAGTTCCCGCACGATAAAATCCGCCTGTCCAATGGCAGGCAACGGCCAGCCGGAAAGTACCTCCTCCTGCAGTTGATCGACGGATGGCCCTTTTTGCCCTTCCTTCTGCCACAGAGACATAGCAACGATCCGCGCGCCAATCTTCACATTGATGGTTGTCACGATGCCGTTGAGCGCTTCCTGGCTGACTTCTGTGTCATCCGCAGGAACATCTTTATTCACGTCAGCGATATAGCCGATGAACTCAATACGCTGTAATGCTGAGAGTTCATAAAGCGTGACGGTTTCGCCGTTGTATTCCAGCGGCTGAGTTTTCAGAAACATGCATACTCCGATCAGGATACGGTGATTTTGCTGACAGCCGCGAACGAGCCGTCATTCGTAATCGCGAGAATTTCGGCAATCCCGGCTGCAACACCCGTGACGGTGACAACACTACCGGCCACGCTGACTGTCGCTTTTGACGGGTCGGATGACGCCAGGCGGAATGATTTATCGGTCGCACTGGCAGGCAGTACGGACAGGTTTAGTGTCGTGGTTGCTCCTACAGCCACAGCCGCTGTCGATTTATCAAAAGACGCGCCCGAAACAGCAATGACCGGGGTGGTGGCGTCTTCGGCCAGCAACGGTTTGCCACTGTTAGTGACTTTGACCGTGCGGGTAATGTTTTCTTTGTTCGTCACGGCTTTACCCAGGCTGCTGACCCAGCCAGAAAACACATCCACAGTGCCGTTAGGGTATTTGATGCGGTACGTGCGGTTTGAGCCATCTTCAAACCACTGCACCAGCGCAATTTGTCCCTGCTCGCCGGGTTTCCAGGCCAGAGTGAAAGACGTGTCACCCGCAGATTTCTGCCCCTGCCCGGTAGCAGTCCAGTCGGCATTGGCATCATCAATATACGTGTCGTCAAATGAATCTGCTGTCAGTTCACCCGGTGTCAGTTCCTTGACCTGCGCCAGCCGCGTCCAGTCGGTATCGACCAGCGGATTCGCTGTGCCTGAACCGGTATACAGCCAGAGTGTTGTCCCGGCACCTTTAACGGGTGCCAGCGGATTAGGTGTTGCCATAGTTGCCTCACATTTCGTAAGTAATGGTGTATTTAAGGTCTGCAGAGCCCCACAGCGCGAGAACGTCATCCCGCTGGTAGTCATATCCCTGAATATTCATCAGCGTAAGCAGCTCTCGTAGCGCCGGTATGTCATTCAGCGCAGGGAAAATACGCGTCCCGACCCACTCATCAAGTTCAGAATCAGGGACCTGGGCCGGAAGAAACACTTCAATATGCAGTACGGCCTGCCACAGTTCGAAGTCCACTTCCTCGCCTGTTGGTGCTGCATCTGTCAGATACACCGCAATGGCAGGAAAATCAGTTTCCTCGAAAACGGCAGGCCGTCCGTCGAAATACAGGGCTGCGTCACCGATTTCTGCCTCAAGGGCATCGATAACAGCCAGCCGGATGTCACTGTTTTTCATCGTGTTAAAATTAACCTGAGTTGATTTTTGAGGGTTGCCTGTAGCTCTTTCGGTAAATCGGACTCCATAAGCTTCGGCAGTTCTTTCCTGAATGCGGTCGTCAGGGGGTCAGCAAGTGGGATGCTGACAACCTCTATGGGGTAACGCGGTTTTGCCGTTCTGCGTAACACGTGCCAGCGCCCGTTTTTAAGCTGCTGGATAAACGCATTAGGGAACCGGAATGCACCGATGCGCAGCACGCTGTTTGCCCCCTGTTTGTCGCGTTTACGCCGCGACAGCCTGACGCTGGCAACACCCAGCTTGATGGCGGGCAAATTCCCGCGATTCACACGGATAGTTGCCACCGGTTTTGATACGCTGGCTTTTTTAACCCGGGCACGCTGATTAACCAGTTTGCGCGGCACCCGGGTATCAGCAGCGACAACTTTCACGCTCCTGGAGACGCCACGTGTGGCGATTCGGTTGATGGCCTGGGAAGATGCGCGGGGCACCGCGGTTTTACTGATGGCGTTTAGATTGGCTATTGCCTGTTCAAGGCCTTTGACGGACATTTGTTCCCTCCCTGCCAGCACGGCGGGATGTTGCAGGCGGCTCACCGCTACCGAGCCAGATATGACATGAACCGCAATCATCAGGACCGATGCGATCAACCCAGTACTGCTGACTGTTGATACTCAACGTATCAAGACGCATGAGCCCGTGCAGCGCTGACGTTTTCACAAAAAAGGAGGGGCTGGAGCCCTCCACACGGATACCCGCACCTGCATAGCCAATATTTTCAGGATCGTCGAAGACACCCTTTAAAATATCGCCCTGCTGAGCGCCCGATGTGACGACGGCGTCGGTCCCCATCGTGCTGCGCACAGTGTCATCAGCACGCGTCATTGCAGCATCAAAGATATTATCGAAATCAGCCACACTGGCCCCCTTTTCACTCCATTATGGCGAGGCCACCTTGGATAAGAGCGTCGGCAATGACGGGTGTCACACGAATTTTTGTGCCGGGTTTGGCGGTCGCCACCAGCTCATTTAAGGTCTCATGCTGGGCATCAATATGCAGATTAGCCTGCAGAGTGGCCAGCACGGTAACGGTTACGTAATCAGCAGTATCCAGAACCACGGGATACCCCTCTTCCGTACCGGAGATTGTATTACTACTGATGGTACCTGATGCGCCAACAACAACCGTATCGGGACCAGGAAACTCATTACCATCATTGAGCTCTTCTTCAAGCTCCGTAATGCGAAGTACCAGTTCTTCGTTTGACCCTGACAGGTTAACTTCACGCCCTAATTCCACACCGAGTGCTTTCAGGCGCGCGGCGAGTTCATCTTTTTTGCTCATTGACATGACTCCATAAAAGAAACGGCCCCGAAGGGCCGGTATCAGGCGAGTTTCACGGAAACGAACGCGTCCGGGTCGGCCAGCAGCATCAGCGGCGCTGACTGGATCATGGTGAACTCGCGCGCCGGATCACCCGTTTGTACCCAGTTTTTCGGATAACGGGTGGAAGCATTAATGCCTTCCCGCTGGGCATCCACATCCTGAATACAGCCGTAGGTTCGCAGACCGCGGGCCTGGGTGTTGCCCAGAACCATGGTAAAATCCGGCAGGTAGCTCTTTTTAACATTGTCCTCAACGTATTGCCCGGCATACACCACAATGGCAACATCGCCATACATGCCCTTGTAAGACACCGCTTCGCCAAGGTCTTTCAGCGCTGTTTCCAGCTCGGAGTTTGACCCGCGACGGGTATCCAGCCGTTCACGGACGAGTTTAAATGACCGGAAGAGTGACCAGGCTTTCGGGTCAAAGACAATGATGTTGACCACACCACTGGCATTCAGCGCGTAGGCTTCAATATCATCAGTCGGGTCGTATGTCTCCTTGTCGCGGGTGGACCATGCCGCCGCGCCCGCCTGGATAATGTTATTTGCGGTGCTGCGGCCCATATCCACCTCAACCGGTTCGAAAGCTTCGCCCGTCATGGTGTATTTGCCGCTCAGCACCGCCGCAACGGCCTGTTTTTCTTCCACCTGTGCAATCGCCAGCTCTTCATCTTTCATATTCTGCAGAATGATACGACGGCGACGGTAGGCAGGGTCAGCGAGGTTCTGCGGGTCTTCATCGGGCAGACGCCGCAGGGTCATCTGGGGGTTAACTTCATGTTTCGGTTTGACATACCCGGGGGTAAATTCGGATGTTGCGCCACCGCGTGAACGAATGACCTTGCCGGAGACAATCGGCGACACGTAAAGTGCCATGTTCACCAGGCCCGGGATTTGGGAGAGATACACTTTCTCGGTGGTGAACGGAAAGCTTTCGCGGAAAAAGATCCGCAGGAACAGCGGATCAAACTTGAATTTCTTCTCATTGACCGCCAGCAGTTGAGCAGTAGTGTAGATGGACATAGATTTTTCCCGAAAAAAAAGCCGCGTCTGCGGCCCTTATGGTTGGTGAGTGCTGTTCAGGTAAGGGTTAAACGATGCTGATCGCCGTACCCGCAAAAGCATTACGTTTGATGTTTTCATCCGTGACAGCGGTCGGCCAGAGCACATCCTCATAGCGGAAGGAGCCTGACTTGTAATAGCAAAGCTCAGTACTGTTCTGATCTGCGGCAATCGCCAGGACGCCGGTTGCCGCGCCCGCATGTGCACCATCCCACACCGCCAGCTTTCCGGAAGTCGCATCCAGCATCAGCGGTGTCATCGCAGGGGTTGCGGCGGTCAGTTCGCCAGGGGCATAACCGGTATGCACCGGATCACTGTTGCCGAGCGGCTGAACGTGTTCAAAATTTTCAGTAATAGCCATGGGAGCCTCTTATACGGGGGTGTTTAACAAATCATCACCAGCTTCATCTGACGCGTAGTCAGCGGAAAGCGCACCTGGTGAGGTAGCCATAAGTTGATCGAGCGCGGTGTCGGAGCGCATCTGGGCGCTTTGTGGCGCTGTCGCGAGAATGCGCTGTGCAGCTTCAACGGTCATGCCCGGCGTTTCGGCCAGTGCGCGGGCAGTGGAATCACGGCCTTTCGCTTCTTCGCAGTTGAGAATGCCCATAATTCGGGCATTTTCACCCATCACCGCGGCGGCAATCTCTGCGCTTATATCGACAGACGCCGTGGTGGCGGTAGTACTGGTCGTTTCAGGTGTGGCCAAACCTGTGTCAGTACTCACCGTTGCGGTATCTGTAGTGGTCGTTGCCGCCTGTGCCGGAGCTGTTGTTGCAGATGCAGTGGTTGAAGGCATATTAATTCCTGTAAAAGTTGTTGTACGTTTATCGAGTGCCTCGCGCATGGCGCCCAGTGCATCGATATTGTTGACGAGTTCGTCAGCCAGCCCCTGTTCAACGGATTCCTGCCCGGTAAATACCGCAGCTTCTGTATCCAGAATGGACTGAACTGACACCCCCATATACCCGGCGACCTTTTCGGCAAATAACTGACGTGTGGCATTGATTTTCGACTGAAAATCGTCCCGGACGGCCTTCGGGATTTTGCCGTAAGGGTTGCCGTCGACTTTATGGGCACCGCTGTAAATCAGCGTGACCTCAACGCCATTAGTCTTAAGCGCTTCACCGTAATTGCTGTGCGCCATCATCACGCCAACTGACCCTGTTCTGGCAGTCTGGGTGACCAGCCGTCGCGATGCAGCACTGGCAATCAGTTGCCCTGCACTGCAGTTCATGTCATTAGCCAGCGCCCAGACAGGTTTAATATCCCGGACGCGGGCGATGATGTCGGCACAGTCAAACGCGCCTGCCACCGTGCCGCCGGGTGTATCAAGATCCAGCAAAATACCGTCGACGCCCGGATCACTCATGGCCTGCTGAAGACGGGCAACAATGCCGTTGTACCCCGTCATGCCGGAGTAAGGCTGCAGGGAACGGGTTTTGCTGACGAGCGTGCCCGATACAGGAAGCACGGCAATACCGTTGGTGACCTGGTAGGACCGCACGGGGCGGGGCTCTGCATCCTCATCATCACCGAAAAGAGCCAGAGGCTCAGCCATTTGCCCGGCATCCAGGCTTATCCCGGCGACCGCGTCCGTCAGGCGGGTGATCCCCATCTGGCCCGCGAGCGCGCAAAAGAAAACCCGCGCGTAGGCGGGTTCCAGTAACAGCGGCTCATTGAAAGCCATGCTGGCGATATGCGGGAGATTACGCAGCTCTGGCGTCATTGGTCTCCTCCTTCGTGTTGTTTTTCAGCCCTGATTCAAATGCAGCGGCAGCCCATGCGGGAGGCTTAAGGCCTGCGGCCCGCCGTTCAAGAGATTCACGCACCTGCTGGGCGAATATCTCCTGATAATCTTCACCGCGTTTCGCGCACTCTTTTTCGTAAGTGCTTAACCCGGCTTCAATCAGCATCACCGCTTCCTGAACCTCCTTAAGACCATCTATGGCCATACGGCCGGAGCCGATCCACTCACAGTTTCCCCATGAGCTCCTTGCTTCCTGAAAACTGAACCGGGCTTTTGACGGCAGCGTCACAACACGCCGTGCGACCGCCTCTTCAAGCCAGCACAGGAACATCTGGCAGGCCTGACGCGAGGCAACAAACTTACGGCGCCCCATAAAATAGGCCCAGGACTCATTAGCACTGGCGCGCGCCGTGGAATAGCTCATCTGCGAGTAGTTGCGTGAAAGCTGCTCATACGACACCCCGAGCCCGGCGGCGATGTAACGCAGCAACGACTGCTCAAATGTTGAATAGCCGTTATCCGTGTCCTGGGCAGCCTGGAGATTCAGCGAATCGCCGGGCATCAGATGCGGAACTTTCGCCCCGCCGAGACGGACCGGCGCAGCGGAATAGTAGGAGGCTATCTCGCCAATCCACCCGGTCAGCTTATTCTGCTGCGAACCATCGGCACCGAGGATAAAGTCCATCGCCTGTTGGGTGTCCAGTTCACTCTCGATGGTTGCAGCGTACATGGCTTTGACGATGGCGCTTTGTAACTGGGTATTCTGCAGCGTATCGAGCATTTTCATCTGTTCCATGACGCTGTAGAACACATTGGCACCGCGTGTCTGACCATCTTCCATGGGTTCAAATACATGAATAAACGATGCCCGGCCACCCGGCAGCTCGCGGGGGATATATGTCCACTTTTGTGGCATCCAGCCGGGATAGCCATCCTCACTGACGTAGTACCCCACCGCAGCACCGTTATTGTCGACCGAGACCCCGGCGCGGCAGTTACGGGTGTCTCCCGTGTTACCCGGATTGCTGATGCGCTTCGGGCTGACCATCTTGAACTGGGTGCGGAACAGGCGGGAGGCGCCAGTGTCCCATGTCGGTTGCGTGCACAATTCGCCGTTAAAGGCATGCATGGCAACCCCTTCACGGATCATCATGGTGAAGGTGCACTTTCGCTCCACATCGACGTAACAGTTATCGTCCTCCGCAAACTCTTTCCAGGCCGCCTCCACCTCGCGGGAGAATGCCCGTGACTCCTCTTCCGCGATGCCTAAAAAACGCCAGCTCGGGCGGTGGCTGAGACGGAAAAAAGACCCGACGATGTGATCCTGATGGAGCTGAACGGCATTTGCGGCGTATCCATTGTTACGCACCAGGTCATCGGCGCGGGCGTTTCCCCTGGCAAAATTAGGCAGCAGCGCAGCGTCGGCACTTTCTGTGGGTGGGTTCCAGGCGCGAAGCTGCCCGCCAAAACCACCCGCACCACCGTGATACCCGGCATATTCGCGAAGCGACGTTGTACCATCCGGCCCTACTAACGCTGGCATTTTCATACATAAAACCCTGCCGGTCCCCGGCGCCGTGAAGTGGCGCCGACCTGAGATTCCAGGTCGGCAATGTATTTTTTAAGGTCTGCAACCGACGTGGCAGTGAACTCCACCCGGCGGCCATCTTTCTGCACGGTTGCCACCCGCTTCCCGGTCATCAGGTCATGCAGTGCAGCGCGGGCGGCATCCAGATCAGCCTGTGTCGCCATTATTCTTCTCCAGATAATGCCCGGCCATAGTCCGCCAGGGTTTTGTCAGGTTTCTTGCACCCCTGCTCTTCAAGCAGGCTCGCAAGCAGTGAATCCAGGTTGAGTTGCCAGCGGGAAATACTGATACGCAGCGCTGCAAGGGCATAAACAAAGCAGTCGAGCGCCTCGTTTCGCCGCTTTTTACTGTCCCAAAGGATTTTTCGTTCACCCGCAACCCATTTTTCCACGAGTTCTTCAGCGGTTAGCTGCTGCGCCTCAGCAAGATCATAGACCTCAGGATTGTGAGGAAAGTGAACTGCCCCGGGAAGGGAAACGTTATCTTCCGGTATGAGAGAGAACCGGTTATAAATCTGCTCTTTCGCGGTATCAGTACCCACTTCTGTAAGATAAACGCCGTTTTTGTTGCGTTTACGTGGCATATTCGCGACTGGCTTACCATAAACCGATGCCCCTTTAATCGGGATCACCCGAAAAAGCCCATGTTTTTTGGAACGGTTATACACAATCGTGGGATCAATACCCCCGATATCCCAGCAGACGCGGGATATCGACATTTCAACGCCATTCTGGCGTGAGTAACGCTTATCGATCGCCTCATCCACCCTGAGAAGGGTGGCTTCATCGTCATGGCGTCCCATAATGATCTGCCTGTCGATAAGCCAGCTTTCTTCACCCGGCCCCCATCCCCAGACACGCATCTCATAACGGTCCAGTTGGGAGTCAATACCGGCAGTAAGGTAAGCGACACGCTCAGGTACCGCAGCGGTGAAATGCTCCTTACGTTCAGCCAGTAAATCGGCATCAGGCCTTTCACCAATTTTTGCTTCCCAGGTTTCACCCAGCGTCGTATTGACGAAGGTTTTTCGCTTCCCGGTGTCCCCTTTTGTTTTGATCCAGTCCTTAACGATTTGTACCCACGTAGTGAAGGGGCTGTACGCGGTCCAGATATGAAACGTCACGCTATCCGGCGGATCGATCTCCGAACCTGATGAAGAGAACCAGCTCAGCCCGTCACGTGTCCAGATGCCCGTGGAATCACAAATGTACCGGGCATCAGTAAAAACCAGTTCCTGCTGCCGGATAACGCAGGCGTTATGTTCACAGAGATAAAACACACTGGAAGGCTCGCCAGGCGCCCACTTAAATCCGAAGGGTGTTTCCTTATCACCAAACTTTAAATACTGCTCTTCCCCACAATGCGGACAGGCAACGTGAAATCGCATGAAGTGTTCTGACTCGCTGGCGGCACGCTCTATCTGGCAGGTTCCCCTGACCTTTGGTGTTGAACCGCGAATAGATTTGGGCCAGACAGAGCCTTCAATACGCTTGTCCCCGAGGAAGGTGGGAGAACCTTCTTTCTCAATATCTTCATCAAACGCGGCCAGTTCATCATACCCGGCAACATCCACCGATTTTTCACGGTAGTTTTTCGCCGCTTTCCCCCCGAGGCACCAGAATCCGCGACCATTCGAAAAGCGCTTCATGCTGAGTGTGTTATCCCGGTGCTTTTTGCCGTACCACGGTGCCAGCGAGAGTAGTTTCGGAATATCACGAATCGTCGGCTCAACATGCGACTTCATGAAGTTCTCTGCATCGCCGTCGGTAGGCAACCAGATCAGGGAATTGCGCTGCTTATGTTCGATGAAATAGGCGTACACACCCAGGAGCATTTTGGAATAGCCAACGCGGGCTGATTTAACGACATTGACCTCGCGAATATAGTCATTGCCCATAGCATTCATGATCGCCCGCTGAAAAGGCAGGGTCTCCCAGCGCCCTTCCTGGTATGCGGACTCTTTGGGAAGGTAATAGTTATTATCAGCCCATTCTACCGCTGTCTGCGGTTCCGGTCGGTGCAGTGAGCGAAGCCCCACGCGTGCCGAGTGCTGTAATCCCTTAACCTGACTGTTCGATGTATTCACTCAGCAACCCCGGTATCATTTCATCGAGCGCAGCTGCTTTGTTCATGGCTTTGATGATGTCCTTCTTGAGGAAATCAATGTGGCGGTTCTCCAGTTCCGGGAAACGCCGCTGAACCGACAGAGGGATCCCGTCCAGGATACTGGCAATTTCACCGGCTATCCGCGACAGCACGAACGTGCAGAATGCGGTCTCAACCACCTCAGCGGTATCTTTTGCATTTTTAAGTTCCTGAGCATCTGCCTGTGCGCGTGTCAGGCGATAACGCTCATATTCGGTTGTGCCGGGTTTGAGATCGGCCTCTTCCGCTCTGCGAAGATCCTCAACTTCCCTGCGAAGTTTCTCGTTTTCAATCTCGGCATCACGGGCGGAAAACCAGGCGATTGCAACGGCAGAATCATATTTCACTTCATTGCCTTTGCCGCCACCGCTGGCAACAGGCATGCCCTGCTCTTGCCAGTTCTGGATTGTTCTGACACTGACCGCAAATATGTCGGCGAGCTGTTTTTTCGTCACCTCCATATGCCACTCCGGGATAAAAGGGGTAAGGAAGCGTTAGCGTGATATTTGCGGAAAAATCGCCACTCCCATTTCCGTTCTAAAAAGATGAATTTGCTGATACCAAAAGGCCTGGAGGCAGAAGAAGAACGGAAACGACAAAAACCGGGAAAATCTCATAAATAGCGAAATCCTGCGAGTCTGCCGCCCCGTAGCCTGTCAGATCGCCGGAAAGGACCCGTCAAATGATAAAGATTATCATTTTCATGAAATTTCACCAAGCGCCCCTCTTTGGCCGTCTAAACGGCCATAACTACCGCCCACGCCAGGCTGCGTGTAGCACCCCACCAGGCCGTAGTTCTTTCTCGATGGTAGCTTTGACCACCTCTCCAATGGATGTCGACAGACTGGCAAGGCTGGCTGACTGTTCGTTTAAACGGTCTTCAACAGTCTGTTCCCAGGTCTTCACATTCTTGGTGGCGATGTCGCAGGAAATAAAGGCATCATTGATGAACACCTGCCCATCTTTATCCTCCATCGGTGGTCGTTTACCAAAGCGGCTGTCTATCAGATAGCTGATGGCGAATTCTTGCCCGGCAGGTGTGAGAAAGTTGAAATGATGCTCACCAGCGAACGGCGTTACCGTGTCCTGCACCAGCACATAACCGAGTTCACGCAGTTCAGCAGCGCCAGATTTTGACGGCAAGTCACCATCCACCAGCGCGCCACGGAAGAAAAGCGCATGCAGGACATCGCCAGCAGCGCCGGAAAGTTCTTTGTTCATGGGTTTTTCCTTTTAGATGTGAGCCTGCCCCACGGGAATTCCGCCCGATAAAGCGGAATGCCCCGGGCTCACTACTGAAAGATATCGTTAGGATGTGCGCGCGAGCCGCAATAAAAAAACCACCAGCGGATGTCAGTGGCTTAGATGTAGTAATCAGGACGGGATGCGAACCCTTGGGCCAATGGGTATAGGCCGTCAGCACCAACCACCAGCTTGTAGCTGCATCACGCTTAGTCCGGAACAGTTTTACCCGCTATCTCGTGCACCTGATTGATATGCCCAAACATTATCACAGGCACTCAGTGAATGCCTGCTGTAATGCCAATAAAAAAGGCCGCCTCAGCAGCCCTTTTTACTTTACATAAGCTTTATTTTTACTTGATACCCCTCAAGACCAGACATGGTCTCATTCGGTATAAACTCGATCTCAGAAACCTCTTTGCCTGTTTTTTTTGCGCAGCTCAGCAATTTTTTTAGTAATAAGAGCAGAAATCTCTTCCTCAGCTTTACGCTCCAGTTCTTCGTGTTTCATGCACGCTCACCTTTTTCACATAACCTTTTATAAATTATAGGTTATCTTCCCAGAAGGTGCTCAGGAATCATTATCCCGGAAATTTCCTAAAGAAGCCTGTTAGCTGCACTGATTATTTCTTCTGTTGAGAGTTCCCTATCCGAAGCAACATAAATTTCTGTATGATCGCCTGTAATCGAGTGAGTTCCTACACGCATGATCTTAAGATGGATTTCTTCACCATTTGGATAATTGCGCAATATTGTCGTCACAGCCTTGATTGTCTGTACCACCTCAACCGATTGTGCGTTGAAAAAAACCAGCACTTTTTTCATTTTGTACCTTGCTACAGGCTTGCTGCATGTAATTGAGCATCTGATGAATATCATCAGAAAAGGCCGCACAAACTCAGTGCGGCCTTGATTAGTGTTAGCCGGGCAAGATGCATCCTGTATCCCAGGAGCCACCCAGAAGGAGACAGGAAATCTGGCCGGGGTAACAGGCTCTGCCATCCGGTGTTGGCTTTGCTGACAGAACCATTATTGAGACTATGGCATTCATAGGAATTAGCAAATTTTATTTATCAAACCAATCGGTAAAATTTATCAACAACATGATTTCATTCATGTTTATTGAAATAAATATTAAAATCAATGAGTTATTGACTTTTGCGAAACCATTTTCAGACATTGCTCGCGCACATACTCTTTCAAGGGTTCATTTGTCATTGGAGGGCTGTTTCGATTTGCTTTCTGAGGGTGAAATCCCGCAGCGGTGTCTTTCGCATTTTCGATGCTCATCAGATAAGGGCTTCATAATAACAATAAAAAAGGCCGCCTTAGCGACCTGTGATTTATTCTTGCTGAATCATGACTTCAACCTGCCATCTTTCTTCTACGACGTAATTCCATCGCTGACTGCTTCTTATCCAGTTCTTATATACAACGATCTCATCGTCACCGTCTTTTATGATTTGAACGAGATGGCACTTTTGCTTTCGCAAGTGCCATATCTTTGGCATATCCATAACAACCTCGACTAAGTTGCTCGTCATGTTACCAATGGCAGGCGCGACGGTTTCGCCGTTCGGGAGCTATCCTAGCCATGAATGACATTATCACAGGCACTCAGGGAATACCTGTAATAATGCCTAACACAGGCAAAGATGTCGTAAGATAAATCTTAATACGCTTAATGCTTTGCATTTATCCCACGCTTACGCTTGTTAAATATTTGTTCCTTACAACACTTGTTACGAATCATAAGGCAAGAGCGCCTCACCAGGGCTGATCTCAAGGATGAGGTTTAACTCCTCTAATCAGTTCCGGCCGGAACGCTTCAAGCCCATAAAAGTTGTTCTGCATATTGAGCCCTACCACGATGGGGCTTTTTTTTATTTCTGACGCTGTTGCTCTATTTCACGAATGCCCGCGAAATTGTTATTTCCCTGCTCGATAGTGGCAAGTAGAGGCTCAATCCACAAAACAGCCTGGCAATATGTCATCCCGCTGGCGGCAGCGGGGGTACCATCGGCTGGGTCAATGACGGTGGTATCGGTGTGCATTGCCCCGGTACGTAAACGGTTCGCGTATTCGAGCAGCCCACCAGCGACATCAGCAGGAACAGGCAGATCGCAGGTTTTTTCACGGTGTAATATCTCCCGGTATTTGATTACCGTTGTTTCGCTATTCCCGGACACGATTGCGTTTGCCTGTGCGGCGGTCTCAGCGGTTTTATTGAAGCGGTTAATGTTGAATGCCTGAGTGGCTATTACTTGCCCCTGTAGAGCATTGTCTGACTTGAGCACGCGGTTTTCACTCTCAGCAGTTGCGGCCTTGTCGCTGTAATGAAATGCCGACCACGCCAGACAGCCGATGATGCTCAGAATAAAAGCGCCAATCACAATGAGGTACCTTGTTTTCACTGGTATTCTCCCCAGCACGTCAGCGCGCTTTCCTGGTCACGTCGCTCTACCTGCCCGTAGCAGCCGTTCGCCTGGCCTTTGGTTAACCGACAGTCGCGGCCACCGTCTTTAATCCACCAGCGGATAGCCTCACATGCCCCTTTACGGTCGCCAGCATTGATGCGTTGATAGAACGTCGAAGGGAAACACTTAGAGGGGCCGATGTTGTAAGGGCAGAATGACGCAATGCCTACTTTCTGCGGTTCAGTTAGCGGCACTTTGATATTTCGGTCTACCCATGCAAGCGCCTTATCACGCTCGATGGCGTTAACCTTCTTGCACTGTGCTTCTGTTGTACGCTGACCTTTAACAACTGGCTTACCGTCAATGACCGTTACGCCATGACACAGTGACCAGATGCCACCGGGATCGACGACGGCCACCAGCGCATTGCCTTCTTTCTCGCTGATGAACTGATCAAACAGTACCGGCGCTGATGCGCCCGCAGCGATGAGAGATAACATTGCCGCGCTAAGCTTTGCCCTGTTTGACATCACTCACCCCTTGCGGCCTTACGCCGATCCTCTTTGATTTTGAAATACAGATTGGTCAGATATGTCAGCAGACCAAAAAGAATACTTGCGAGAACACCTAACGCTGCCCACTGTGAAGGCGAAACTCTATCCAGTAGCTGGAGCACCCAGAACCCTCCGTTTGCTCCGGCAAAACCGTAGCTCACACCAGTTGTGATTTTGTCCATTCGATACATACTCCACCTCCACGTTTGGGAAGTGCTGTGCGTGATTGATAAAGGGAGGGATCTGGCTTTCGGGCGTTTATGAAAAGTTAAAAGTAAGCAAGATTCCCGAAGTCAGAAATGAAAAATCCCGCCGAAGCGAGGTTTGAACAATATTTAAGTCCATGGCGTGGAAACCACTCTAAGCACATTAAACGAGAAAATGCGGACCGCGGTAGTGTTTTTTATTTTTTAACAATGTAAATTACTCTTACACCTAATAAAAGCTCTACTGAAGAGGTCTTAATGAAAGTATTCATCAGTTGGTCTGGGCAGCGAAGCAAAGTAGTTGCTGAATTATTCAGCGACTGGCTAAAGTGTGTCATCCAAGCATCCCAACCATGGATTTCGACAAGAAGTATTGATCGTGGGGCAATTTGGTTTACAGAAATAAACGACAGTTTAAAAGATGTTTCAGTTGGGGTGATTTTATTAACCCAAGAAAACAAAAATAAACCCTGGATTCTATTTGAGACAGGAGCTCTGGCAAAAGGACTGACGACTAATCGCGTATGCACCTTCTTAATTGATTTAAAACCTGAGGATTTAAAAGATCCGCTCGCTCAATTCAATCATACTACCCCCGGCATTGACAGTATGTGGGAATTGGTAAGAACCATTAATGGATGTCTCAACGAAAGAGCATTAGACGAGAGAATCTTAAAGCAAGTATTTAATACTTACTGGCCGCAATTTGATGAGGAATTTCAAACTGCCTTAGAAAATAACCCACAAGAAGAGGATATTCCGCCCCGCAGCCCAGATGATATACTCAATGAGATCCTCAATACAACACGCTCCCTAGAAAAAAGAGTTAGAAATATTGAAAATAATAGATTTGGTTCCACATTAAGAAAAGACTTGGCTTACAATAATTCTTATTCAACTGATGATGTATATCGAGCACAAGCTGATATTTATAACATCATGAACATTGGAGTGCGTGAAGAAGATGCCATAATGAAATCTCTTGGTAAGTATAATCTTCCAGAGTCCATTTTGCGAAGCCTTATAAAAGGAACCGCATTGGCATTTAAAAACGAGGAAAAAACGTCAAACTCCGAATAAAAATTAAGTCGCCCCGAATGTGTTTATTAATTTCGGGGCGAAAAGTTAAACATCCATATCTAATTTAATCTGTAGCATAGATAAACAACCAGCGATAAACCCTTCTGCCATTTGTATCTCTATGCGTATCAACTTCTCATCTTTTTTACGCGCTTTAGCTATCTTACGCTTAGAAAGACCGTATAGATAATGAGCAACTAGTAGCGAATGCTCATATGGTTTTACTTCTTGTAGTCGAGCCAAGCAACTTTCAATGACCAAACCATCATCATCAGTGCAAGAAGGTCGAATTTTACTTTTTTGGGGAAGAAGCCCCTTGAAGCCAGCGGCTATAGATGAATAACCAACCCCACAGCTATCGTTCGCAGCCCAACCTCCCCATAACTCCAGTACTTTTTGAATGTCGCGCATAGTATTCTCCATATGTCAGGCCAGAACGCCGAGCGCAAAGGCACGGTCCAGCAATTTGATAATGAGTTCAGGTTGTGTGCCGTACTGGCGCTCGAACGCCGCCGGGCTGTTGTGAAGCTCGGTATCGTGTTTTCTACAGAGTGGAATGGTGAACGCGTCGTGGGCTTTGCTCGCCATGCCACCCTGCCCCCAGCCAATCAGATGATGGGCATCATCGGCAGGATTGCCGCAGCAGATGCACGGTTGGGTCTTCACCCATGCCAGAAACTTTGGATTTTCCCAGCGGGTGCGTTTTGGTCGTGCATAAAGCGTCTGCGGCGCCACGGGATCAACCGTGACTGAAACCACGGGCTTTATGGCTGGTGGCTGAGGTAACGCCGCCTTTTTCACTTTCTCCGCCAGTATGCTGGTGACTGGCAGAGACGGGACAATATCGGATTCGCGCATAACAGACGACATTGTTTCAACGGGCAAACCAAGCAGCCGGCGGGAAACTTCTTCCGGTATGGCATCAGTAACTCCCCGGAGAATGGCCCACCAGCACAGCTCCGGGAGGGTTACTTCGTGGTCGTCGGTAAATCGCAGCTCACCGCGAATGGCGCGCAAAATCCAGGTGGCGGCATTTTTGGCTACGATTTGATCCAGTTCCTGGCTGGGGGCTTCACTCAACTGGTTATCGCAGTGCCAGCAAAGCAGTGCAGCGCCGCTAGCATGGCGATGCGTAACCAGCTCTTTGTGATGATAAGTTGAATGCGGCCACTGGCACTTTTTACCGCGGCGCCGTAACCAGGTCTCAAGCCCATTAATACCACCAGCCGCATTCATAACATTCTGGTGAGTGAAGAACGGGCACAAGGCCGGATCATCAATGAGCATCTGCCGGGCAGGTGCTACTGCGCCCGAAGGAAGCTCAGCCATGCTCTCTGGCTGGCGCTCGACCAGTACGCGACCAGAAGTGAAGATATGCATTAGCTCTTTGCCGGGGCGCAGCAACACCACGCCCATTTCGCGGGCAATATCCGGTTTCAGCAATGCGCGCATGCCGCCTCCCGGATTATGATTTGCCCGATCTCGCCCCAAACTTTCGTGATGCGGCAATCCCATATGTGCGCATCATCCTCATAGAGCGCATCCATTAGAGCTTTCAGCATGTTGTCGCAGTCAGGCTTAGCCTGGTGTGGCTGGCCGTTATATTGCTGGCGTTTCTTTTTGCTCCAACTGGCTGGCATAGGCAGGACAAACGTAACATGCGCATCAGATTCAGGCAGGGCAACACCACGTAGCCGCACCTCATCGCAGAACGCCCGGTAACGCATAACCTCAGGGCGCTTTTTCCACTTGTCGGCGCGAGTCATACGGGGCTTGCCCATCGGCACGATTGGATAAATTTGCATACTCACTCCCAGTGCCTCCACTGGTAAGTTTTATCTGGACGCGGGGGGGTTTCTGACTCAGGTAATCTGGCACTGACAATCCAGGTCTTATAGTCAGATGAAAGGCTTTTTTCGGTTTTTACGTGATTTGCTGCATAGCGGGCCACCAGCTCGGCAGCTTGTTCTGCAGTGAGGTCGGTATGCGTGAACCAGCCTTTTTTCATGCGACACCCCACCCGGCGGCAAGGTATGCAAAAAAGCTGGCGTCGACAGACGTCAGGAAAGTGAGGTTTTTCGATGTTTTTTGCGCCATGGTTTTCTCCGTGGCGCAGCAGACTGCCAGTTGTTCCGGCTGGCTATGTGACTATATCAGAATGTGGGGCAACCTGGTAACCGGCGCGCTGGAGCATTTGCATAAACAGGTTGGGTGTACCGACTATCTCCTCAGGCAGCATTGGCCGGAAGCTGTATTTATCTCCCTGCCTGTATAACAGCGCCTTGCATCGGGCGGGCATGTCGAACGTCAGCACCACTACGCCATCGTCATGGCGAACCAAATCATACCTGGTCAAATCATCACTATCCACTAAACCCCCTTTGCGCCCCAGACGGCGCGTCCACTCTTATTTTTTTCTGGCTAAAGCCAACAGACCAAATACTGTTTATATATACAGTATTTTAAAGAATGGCATTAATCAACACAAAATAACTAAATGATATTTATGATTATTCAATATTGGCTTTGGCTGATGATTTCATTTGAAAGAAAGTATCTTTAACATTAACTTATTGATTTTGCGTAATTGAGTGGGGTCAAGCCTGAGATGGGGTTGATAAGTAATGACTTCATTTATGATCATTTCAATCATAAATTCCGTATAGTTACGCATGAAATATGTTTGCAACCTATCGAAAATTACAGCAAAGATCATGCGATGTGGCAATTTGGACAAAAAAGCTAACCTGTAAACTTTGCAGGATCCAAACAATTTGGAAATTTGAGCCCTTTGCTAAAGTACATAGCTTCATCGCCTTTGTATCTTTCTTGGGCGCTGTAGCGAATACCATAAGATAAGGTAGCCGCGGAGGAATACATCCGATTAATCGGCTCTACATTATCGTAAGAAACAATCCATGGTGTTTTAATTTCATTCTGAATTCGCTCAGAAATCATCTGGTGATCATCGTGGTTGTAATGATTCTCATATAATCCTTTCCCCTTCACGTAGTACGGGGGATCAAAGTATGTCAAAGATGACTGTGGTAAATCCAAAACGACATTAGTGATAAAATCATTTGCATCTAAATTGAAAACAGCAATTAAGTCTTTATACTTTGTTATTTTTTCGATGCGCTTAATTAAGGCATCCTTATTAAACCTAGCATCTAGCTTCCATTTTCCATCTTGATTTTTTCCGCCAATCACCCCACCTTTTAGGATTCCAGAACGATTAGTGCGATTTAAAAAGAAGGTGGAAAAACCTAAGGTTAACGCATCATAACATTGCATATTTGACATAATATGTTTTTGTTTATGCCACTCATCAATCGTTACGTCAGTATCGGCGATTAAGGAGCAAAACTCGTCAGGTCGATGAAGGACACTCTCCCAAAAAGAATAAACAGCTTTGTTTAAATCGTTTAGATATATTTTTGATGCCACACCTTGAGTTAATAGCCTTAAGGCAAGACCTGCGCCACCAGCATATGGCTCCGCATAGTGAATATCATTAAGATTGTTCAACTCAATGATTTTTACCATAAAGTTAAAAAGTTTCCCTTTACCGCCGGGGTAACGTAATGGCGTGTCATACCGCATAATGCACCTCAAATGTAATGCACTCATTATATCAAAAAGCTCAATTCGTGGCCACAGAATAAAGACCTTTTTATTCAATCAGTTAGCCGAATTCAGGTAACCATAAACTTTGCCTGACTCTACGCCATAACCGTTGAGAAGCGCATGTATTAGGCATTTTTCAAAATTCTCAAGGAATTCGGCTTTAAGTTCAGGATTTCTTGATAACAAATACCTAAATGGATTTTTCCTGACAGGTCCCGTCAGGCAATCATTTATTTTTTCATTTTGAGCAAATTTTTTGAATAATTTTCTTAATTCTCCTTTAACACTCTCCTCATTTTTACCCTTCATAAATTTAACTATTTCTTTCTCAAGGGAAATTGGAGCTGAACCTAACTTTAATTTATCTATAATATCGCTACTCACCTTTAAAAAAACTGCTTTAGTAAATCCTTTATTTTTAACCCAATATTCATCAGCAGGTTCTAAATTATATAAAAATTCAAACAGCAATTGATCTGGTGGTAGCGTCGAAGGTAATAAGCATAAGCTTTTTTCATCTTTTGCCTTTTTGGCATTGGGACTTTTGTCTTTAGAAACGTCACCATCAAGAACTATTATACTCTTGGTAACAAATTCCGGTATTCTTCTCGCCATCAAGTCAAGCATAGTACTACAGCTAATGTTTATATTTTTTAAAGGGTTCAAAATTTTATTTATATATCTCTCAGTTACAAGTTGCTTAAAAAACAAATAAGCCTCATTATCTTCAAAGTAAACATTTACTTTTGGGAAAGAAGCCTCAGGATCAACTTGAATTGTATCAACCATCAAATCTGCATTAATTTCAGGCCATGACAAATTCGTTTTTGATTGAATAGGGCCAAAAGTGTCAGTCAAATAAATTGTACTATAATCCTTTTCAGCCACTTGGCTTAATTTATATACTTCTTCGATGAGTATTGGAGAGTGTGACGTCATTACTATTTGCAAATTATAATCTCTGGCTATTTTTTTAAAAACATTTATTAATTCAACTTGCGCAGCAGGGAAAAGCCCCGCATCAGCTTCATCAATGAGAAGTATACCTCCATGATAATTCGGAAAGTCCTCCTTCAATCTTTTAAATGAGAAAATAGCTTGTATTATCTGACCAACATTATCCTCACCAACAGATACAGATTCGTGATCATAATTATCGCCATGTACAACTAATGAATCTATAGTTCCTGTTGTAGCAGTAACAGTAGTACCAGTATTTTTGATGAGTAAACGCCTATTCATCGCCATAATTTCATCTTTATGACCAATAACATAAGCAACATCTCTCTCTCCGTACTCAGGCCGAAGAGTTATGGGAAGTAATCTCTGCAGGCTCAGATAAATCACAGGATGTGTGACATTCCGGCTGTTGTTCCCCGCACCTAATGCATCATTACCTCGAACAACAGGTCTGGGTTTTGAATGATAACTGGAGTTAACCAACCCTAGTTTTAGATTATTCAACTCCTTATCAAAAGCACCATCATACAATTTTATATGAACATCCATAGTCCCTGGCAAATCATATTTGCTTGAGAATCTAAAGTGATCACTAAACTGTGATTTAAAAGCATCATTAGTTAAAGTTCGATACTCAACCAGAGAATCTGGAGGGTCCATGGAATAGTCTTTAGTAAAGCTGAAAATCTGAGCGATTATACCTAAAATAGTTGATTTAGATGTGCCATTCTTACCACAAATAACCGTTACCCTTTCACCAAAATTAATATCTACATCTTTTAGCCCACGAAAAGATTTAACATTCAACGAGCGTAGTTTTGTTATTTTATTAGCCACGAGTGGTATCCTTACTTGAAAATTGCTTTGATAATATACGCATTTTATATGCTTTTTTTTGCCATCACTCAACGACATATCACAGAAAATTCAAAATTTAAGGTGCCGAGTCAGCTAGCACCTTAAATCTATGCTTCTCATAAGTAGAACCAACCATCCCATGCATCTAGTCCGCTTTAATTCCTTCGTCAATTCCGCCATTGGAGGCTTCATTTAGGAATTCCAGCGCCTCGTTCTGGTACCGGGAATGGCATTCGTTGTACAAGCAGGGAAACTTAGGTGACTAACAAGCAGTATGAAAATTCAATTAGGCGCCAACCTTCGGCCAGACAGTCATCTATGGTGACTGCAATAACCAATCGAGTTTAGTAAATAAAACATTTTTTATGCAATTTTTACTAGTAGTCGCTTAAATTCGAATCGTACCGGCTTTTAGATCTGAAAGATTTGATGTACTCGCTCACGCGGGCATCCCCTGACGAATCTACAGGGAGATATATTCCTCCAATCATAGGATCCTTTACCGGGCTAGCTCACTGCATAGTTGCGCGCCAACATAGCCCATTACTCGACGTCTAGAGATTCCGTCTTTACCCCCTAGCAACTGACTAGCGCGAGCGTTGCACATCTTTTTTTGCTGTAGTAGCCTTTGCCATTATGTGGCCTCCCGTTTGCGGTGCACATCTCTGGAAGATTCACTCTCAACAGCACCTCAGCGAATGGCGTCACTGCGTTGCCACACCTCGCAACCCGTTTATCTTTTGTGCTCTTCGCGCCGAGATAGGTACAGACGATGATGTACTATTCAGGAAATCCTTGAGGTAATAAAGTTTGCATGATGAGATATTTTAGTAGGGCGAGGCGTAATGCTCTTAGGGATACTGAAACCCTTGCAAATACATGAGGATTATTTAATGGCTACCTTGTTAACAACCGGCTTAAGTGTGCAGAATTACTTTAGTAAGGGTGGGGGACTAGAATATGAATTGGATGCTTTAGAGGTTGGTGGTACCAGCACCGACTTTGAAAATTTTGACAGCTTAAAAAATTGCTTGGATAAAGGGTTCCAACTCCCTCCTACTATCATAATTCATGATAAAACCGTACTTGCTCAAATTCTCGCTCTAGCAGATTTTTGGACGAGAATTCATGCATATACTTATGCTAAAGGTGGTACCGTGATTTACACACGGCAGCCATCTGGGTTCTATCACGCCAAGTGCGAATGGCATTAAATAATCCCCACCATATTTTTGCTATCTAACCCCACTACATTAAATCCCTGCGCGCGTAGCCGTCCGTGCTCGCGCTGCTGTTCTGCAGAATTGGGCATTGCCAGATGCTTTTCACTTACGAAAACGACATGAGAGCGGGTTACAAACATATTGCTATCTGGCACTAAACTGCGTTCTATTTCATTCATCTTGATAGAATGTTCCCCTTTCAAAATGAATAACATAACAACTTGTTTTAATAAATTTAATCAGCGAAAAATTCTCCACCGCGGCCACGACAAAACGCTCATACAGCAACTCCACCATCTCGGTCTGCTCATGCAGAGCATTAGCCAATAGAGAGACTCAAGATAATCGGTGTATCAGGCGCTATAGCGGCTGCAAATTCGTGGTCCACGCGGGCTACATGTTTGTTTGCAACGATGGTCATTCCTGTGCGCTCCCGAAAATTTTGTGAACCTGATAACCCTGCCATTTTTCGCGGCAAATCTGCGCTGCAGTTTTCGGCGCAGGTGGACAGGCAACGGGTGCCACTCGCGAACGCCACCGATGTGTAAGCCGGTATTCAGGGTGGTGAGGTTTACCAACGTTTTTCACGATGCCCGCCAGCGTCAGACGTTTCAGACGGTCGTAGGCCTCTTTGATGTCGCAGCCCAGCAGACTGCGAACCTGCCGGGTTGAAATGGATTTTTCGCGCGCCAGAAAATCAACGATGGCGCGCTGCTCTGGTTTCAGCATGCGGCAGCCCTCCGTGCGCGGGCGTTGCGAATGCAGCGGTTACGTAATCGGGAAATGTCCTGTATTTCCTGACTGCTCTTTGCCAGTCGCATAATCTCGCTGTATTTCGTAGCAGCGCGTAGCCAGTGCCCCCGTGATTCAATCAGGGCTGCTTCTTCAAGCGCCATGCGGAGAACTTCCGGATCGGCTTTTTGACCGAGTTCCGGTAACTCGATATCGGGGATATCGCTGCCGGGCACAACGGTATATTCCCAGTGGGTACCGTTGTGGCTGCGGGTCATGACGCCGCGCTGAACTAACGCAGCAAGTTGCTGCCCCGTCGAACCGGAGTCAGTGTTAAACGCGTCGCACACTTCCGGGGTGGTAATGCCCGGGTGATGGCTGACATACACAACCAGTCGGTCAGCCTGGGTAATTCGTTTTTGTTTGGTCATTGGTCAAAACTCGTTAGTTGATTAAACCTGCCGCTTTGCGGCGCTTGTACTCTTCCATCAGCAACTGTGCCGGGGTTGGCCCAGCCGGTGCTTTCGGCCCTGCCAGTTGACGCACTACCGGAGGAATCGAGAAACCGTTTTGAACGTGCTTCGTCCACTTGGTCAGTAATTTTTCAGCCAGCCGCTGCAGCTCGTTTTCCGTCATACGTCGGTCCACGCCTGTACGGCGCATTTCAATGCAGATGTGATAGAGCACAGGCTGAGGCCATGGATATTTATCACTGCCGGAATAGCGGTATGACTCATTGCGCCAGCGCTTGTATTCCGCCATCACTGTTTCTGATGTCAGGCTGAATGGGTTTGCGCCACTCTCTGCAACCAGCGAAACAAATTCTGCCAGGTCTGGCGGCCATGAGTTCCCGGCGGCGCAGCGCTCCATGCACTGATTGCATACCAGAGTGATTTGCCTCTCAGTCATCGAACCGATCTGAGCTATCCACATAGTCGAGGGTTCGGCCCCGTTCTTCTGCGTCCAGCGGTTCGAGTAAATTTCCGCCATAACTTCCCACAGGCGCCATGCCGTGTCTTCCGACCGAGGATCCACCGTCACGTTCTTTTCGGGCTCGAGCATCCCGGACTTGCTGTACTGCTCTTGAAGCGCTTCCAGAGTGAACTGACGCATTTTCGTTACCTCTCGCTGCTACGGATTTTTGGTTGTTGGCCCGCGCTACGGGTATGTGCCGGGCAAACTTCTGTTCCCACTGAACCTGCGTGAAAACCTTCATCTCAGCCCCCCAGTAGGTTGTGAACTCCGCCAATTCGGTTGGCAGGTAATCCGGTTCTGGTAGGGCTATGCCCCACATCGCTGCTCGTTGCCGGAAATCACGAGACGGGAGCCAGGCATCCGTCATCTGAAATTTGCCGATAGGTTCATCTACGCCTTCCAGATATCGGGGGGCTTGAGTCGGCGGCGGATGTTGTTGTCGTTGTTCTTCCTGATCCTGAAATTCTTCTTCGCGCTCGCTAAGAGAGGGGTTTGATCCTTTTCCCTTCCCTTCCCTTCCTTTTCCGTCAGTGACACCTCCTTGAGCACTCACTGAGTCATCACTGAACTGGTTACCATTGCCGCCACTGTTTTCAGTGAGTAGTACCGGAGCGGGTATCTTTGTAGCCGACGGCCGATTGATTTTCTGGTGCTTAGCGAATCCCTTTATGTACAAATATTCCTGACCGTTCACTGAGTACTCAGTGAGTAATCCGTGAGTAATTAACTCAGCTATAAGGGGTTCGCAGTCGATTAAATCTGCCGGGAACACCTGCATTTTGATCCGCTTGGGGGAACGCTCCATGCATCCCAGGTCATTGGCGAAGTTGAACAACCCAATAAACAGAAGTCGGGCGGGGATCGTGCATTCCACCACCTTTTCGTCTGTCCAGAATTCAGGTTTCACTGTTCTGATGCGGGCCATCTAAAACCTCGTATTAATCAGCAAAATGCTGATGGTCATTGGTCAAAACTCGTTTCAAAAACACTGCGGCGCCAGAGTGCTGAGCAATGCCAGCGCTGGCTCTGATATCTCTTTCGGGAGCATCGCGTAAAGCGACGTGGCCGCCTCCCATATCTCTTTTTCAAGGCGCTGCAGGGGCGCGCCCAGCATCTTTGCCTGGTGGGCCTCAGAGCATTCTTTGATTGCTGCAGCCACCAGCTCTGCTTCGGTCTTGCCGGAACGGAGGCCGTAGGCGCGTGCTATCTCGATTGGCATCACTGCTGAAATCGCCGGGGCCAGTTGCATGACATAGCGGTTGTATTTTTCGGATCCGTTTTCGTTACGCAGATAGCGGAACAGGTTCAACTTGTTGACTGTGATCCCCTTGCCGCCAGTACGTTTCCATTCCTCCGCCACCAGACGCGCTATCTGTTCCTGAGCCTGGCCCGGCAACGTTTTTTCCCATTCGCTGACGGCGGTATTGATCGCCATGCGTTTCAGGTTGTCCCGGCGCCGCGGTTCAATCTGATTTTTCGATTTCAATGCCAAAGGCGGACATTGATTAGGATGATCAAAGCTGATTGTGTGCATGGGCAGTCTCCTGCTGCGGCAAGCCATCAGTGAGGTTTGGGTAAAGATCGGGGCGTAACTCATGTGGAGTTACTTGCCAATCCAGGACGCGGCAAGCATTCAGAACTTCCGTACTGGCTACCTGAGTGCGGAACCAGACAGAGACTGTCTGGGAGTTTTTACCCAAACGACGAGCCAACTCTGATTGGCTGCCACACAGAGAGATGATTTTCTTTTGAACAGTTTCTTGCATAGCTCCTCCTAATTATTTCATCACATGATTGATAAATAATTTGTCAATGTCAAGAAACTTAATCAATCACAAATGATAAGAAACTTTGTATGCTTCATTACTGGTTTAATTTGGATGCGAATATGAACTTCGAGAAACGGCTGTTAAGGGCTCTTGATGAGGCGGGCATATCTCAGTCTGAGTTAGGCCGGAGAGTTGGTGTCAATTCACAGACAGTCAGTAATTGGTGCAATACGGGGAATTTTCCACGAAAGGAAAAATTAGAACTTTTTCCGCAAGCCCTTGGAAAACCACTGTATTGGTTTTTTATGACCGATGAAGAAGAGTCATCGCTGCAAGCTGTAACATCAAGCAAAACTGTGCTGAGCCAGAAGCAAACAGAGTTATTAGAAGTGTTTGATCAACTTCCTGAGATTGAGCAAGAACGGTTTATTGAACTTGCAAGGACACGATTAGAAGAACTAGATCGGTTTATGGCAGAGTTTTTAAGTAAGCGAAAAATCTCCCCTTCATCAGACAAAGACTGAGTCCCCCCTACGAAAATGGCCGCCATGTGCGGCTTTTTTTATATCCTCAAATCACTAAAACTGAAATAAAAACAATAATATCCATTTTTAATGTCAAAAACACATTGATAACTGACATATTTATTTGTAGTTTGGTTTTACAGAATCAGTCATCCAGGCAGGACGCCCACGAAGTAGCTGCCGGCGGCATACGAAACACCGGATGAGATGACGATACTGATATTCATTTTTCAGTAATTTCGCGCAGCAGGCTTTACCCGTTCCGCTCGCCAGCGATACAGGCACACACTCGATATGAACCTCATCCAAGGGGAGAAAGAACAATGAAGGATTTCGCACGCGTTTCTGTTGGCATTCAGGCCGTGAAGTTGAATTGGGTTGTGGCTCGCGTTCGCCAGTTCTGCTATTTCCTGGCACAGAAAGGCAACCCGGAGATTAAGGCGTGAGCACGTTTTTTTATTTAATCATCACCGTTTGTGCGCTGACTGGCGAGTGTTCTGATACCCCACTGGGTGTGTACCAAACCGAAGATGACTGTAATGCCGCCGCAGCGGAGCAAAGCGTTAAAGGCGAATGCTACCCGGTAAGTATTCTGGCTGCCGACCAACAGCCTGCAGTTCATTTTTAAACGAGTTTTGACCAATGACGATCCGGAGAAAAACGATGGAATTTGGAATGAAACGTATCATTGCCTCAGTGCGCGTCGTCGCTGTAATGAAAAAGCTTTATACCGGCGCACCTGTCACTGTTGCGACCATCAGCAGCGAACTGAAGCTTTCCCCGTCTTACGTTGAACAGATCGTATCAAAGCTGGGGAAGGCCAAAATCGTGCGTGGTCAAAAAGGGCCGGGAGGCGGCTACCACCTTTGCAAACCTGAGTCCGACACCAGCGTCGCCGAAGTGATCCGCGCTGTAACCATAATTCCGCACAGCAGCATTTTCGACCCGGTACTGGTTGCGCTCGACAGTGTTCTCGTCTCGCAACTGTCCGACGCAAAGATCAGTACCCCATAAAGCACAAAACCCGCCGAAGCGGGTTAGTGCCCGGTTAGCCGACCAAAGCTTTCCGGAACGAGTTTTGACCAATGACCAACCGCAGGCGGCTAACCATTAGCTGCCGGGAATCTTACAACCTTTAGGAGCCCGAACGCAATGCAGACATACGCGTTTTTGATTAAAGCGAAAGCCAAAGCGACTGACGCTAAACACCTTTTTTGCTGGCTATCTGCAAAATCCGATTCCCGCGCTGAACGCGAAATTGCCAATATTCTTGAAGATGCAGAAATCGAAACCGGGCGCGGCGCGCCTTATTTGCAGCCGGTTCGGACAGACTGGCCTGTTGTTGATGACCTTCCGGAAGAGGGCAAGCTGGACAATACCTGGTGCGACCGCTACGAACTCAACGAAGATGGACGTTCGTGGAAGCTGATTTCCCGGCCAGCGCCGGAACCGGAAATAACCACCAGCGAGGTTACGACCTCATTAGTACCAGTTGCGAAAGAAGAACTCCCGACCACCTCTGACGACGCAAATATTCCTCTGGAAAATCGCGGGCTGGCTGTTCGCATTGCCATTCACCTGCTGAACGATAAATATCAGACCCATATCACGAAGGCGCAGCAGATTACCGCCACTGAGCTGTCACTGGATGAAGACAACTCCTACATGCAGAACCTGATGCAGGCCATCAGTGACGTTGCTGAATTTTCCGGCCTGTCCTTGCACGTCGAGTGGAAACTGGTGCAGGCAGTCAAAGCTGTATTCCCTCAGGATGGCGAGCATGCCCCGACGCTGCTGGTCGAATTTGTGACGAACTGGATCTCTGCTGAACCGGATTCCCGCAATCAGTTGGTGGAAGACTGGCAAAGCGGCAAATTCCCGAACAAAGAACCGGCAACCCGGAATGAGGATGTTACCGATACAATGGAGCATCCAGCGGCACAATTGGGATTCCGCCAGCAGTTCCTTGCCGCTTACATCTGCGATGAGTTTGCCCATCACATCACCGCCGACCAGCGGATCATGATCTCTGATCTCATGCTTGACGTTGATAATCATTATGTTCAAAACCTGATGCTGGCCGCCGAGAATGTGGCGGAGGCAAAAAAATATTCCTGGCAAGAGATCTGGAAGCTCACTGACGCTGTAAAAAAAGTATTTGCCCCTTCGGCACGTCATGAACTCGGCGTGGTTTTGCGGTTCATGCAGGCATGGGCAGCAACCCATCATATTGACCGGGGCTTACTGGTTAAAGAGTGGCTGGCTGGTAAACGCGTAGCCGCTATTCAGCGAACAGATTCAGGCACGACTGCTGGCGGTGGAATTCCAACAGACCGCAATCCAGACTACATCCACACGCTGGATACGCTGGACATTGAGATAGCCCTGGCGACGCTACCGATGGATTTCGACATTTACAATTTCCCGGCATCTATCCACCGTCGCGCAAAAGAAATCGTCAGCAACAAAGAAAGCCCATTTAAAGAGTGGTCTGCGGCTTTGCGCAAGACACCGGGCATTCTTGATTTCTCACGTGCTGCAATCTTCGCACTCATCCGCGGCGCCGCCGAAGACGTCCATCGCTTCCCGGCGCTTCTAAATCGATACATCAACAAAAGTCTGGCTGAAAGCAACCACGATGCACCAACCGCTGAAACCCTGGCCGCAGCCCGGCAGGTTAACAGCGCCTCCGTCGTCGCTGCGGTGATTCAGGGCACCGAACCGGTTGAGATCCTCGATAATCTGGAAACAGGATTTGCTGTTGTAGGGAAACTGGTAGCAGCTAGCAAACCTGAGGCGACGACCGCAACAAAATCGGACGTTGCTAATCTCGGCGCGGGCATTTTCTCCATCGATAACCTGATGGGCCACCAATCCGCCACCAGCACAACCACACTACAGAACGAGGCTGCCGACGATGTGCAGATGGAAGAAACTGGCCGTGATGAAACCCAGACTGATTCTGCAGTACCGCCGGGCGAAGCAGAAAATGTGTCAACTGAAAGCGGTGCTGCAGCTCGTCCACAGGCAACTGCCGTAGATAATAATATTGATACCGGACATCAGATTAACGATGACGAATCATTCACCCTGATGACGCATGTGATGGTTGACCTGGAAACTATGGGGAACAATCCGGAAGCACCGATTATCGCCATCGGCGCAGTGTTTTTCGATCCGGGAACAGGTAAAACAGGTCCAGAGTTCTATCAGATTGTCAGCCTCGAGTCCGCAATGGAGTTCGGTGCGAAACCTGACGCTGCCATAATAATTTGGTGGATGAAACAGTCAGCAGAAGCACGCGCAGCGATAACCGGCGGCGATGCAATTTCGCTGATGGACGCCATCGATAACCTCGACGAATTTATTCACACGAATTCAGCCAACGGCATCAAGTATGTGCAGCTCTGGGGCAATGGCTGCTCATTCGACAACGTAATTTTGCGCCGCGCATATGAGCAGGTTGGCGCGGAATTGTCCGTGCCGTTCTGGAATGACCGTGACGTGCGCACCATTGTCGAGTTGGGCAGAGTTGTCGGTATCAACCCGCGCTATCAGATCCCTTTCGACGGCGACATGCATAACGCACTTGCCGACGCCCGGCACCAGGTCAAATACGTTTCAGCTATCTGGCAAAAACTGACCCAGAACTGATTTTCAAAAATCACCTTTTACCTGGCTGGGGGATTACTCTTCTAGCCGGGGCTAAGGAGACGTTATGTCAAAACTGATGCCTCTCGAAGAATGGGCCAAAGAGACGTATGTAAAACCCCCAACGCTGAACACATTAAGGCGGTGGGCTCGGATGGGGAACATCTACCCTGCTCCGGAAAAACACGGGACGAGTTACCAGGTTTGCCCCAACGCCATCTATATACGCCCAAACAAATTATGTTCAGTCGCCCCGGTTAACGGAATGGATACAAGACACCCCAGAAAGGGGTCATTATTGGAGAAGTTGCAACATGACAAAAAGGCGGGAAAATTATGATCAGAATCTCCCCAGAAACCTGACATACCGCCAGTCACGCAAAACGTACGCCTGGCGCAACCCGCTCACTGGCAAAGAAATCTCTCTCGGTAAGATTTCCAAACGTGAAGCGGTTGCCCAGGCTATCGAGGCTAATCACTATCTTGAGCAAAATTACACCCCGGTCACGCTGCTCGAGCAGTTGAAAGGCGAGCATGAATACACTGTTGCTGAATGGCTAAAAGAATACTGGGAAATCTTGGGAAAAAGAGAGCTTTCGGCGATCACGCTCAAATCCCGCAAAGGACATCTTGAGGTAATCCGCCAATCGCTGGGGGAAATGATCCTCGCAAAAGTTTCTACTCTGCATATTGCAGACTTTCTTAAGCGCTGGACAGATGAGGACAAAATGACGATGGCTACCACTTACCGTTCGGTCCTGTCAGATGTGTTCCGTGAGGCCATCGTGAACGGCCGGGTGGTAGCCAATCCGGTTGAGCCCACAAGAACGCCAACAATCAAAGTTAAGCGCGAACGCCTGGAACTAGAAACCTTTATCTCGATAAGGCATGAAGCGGAAGTTCTTCCCGTCTGGTTTCGCAACGGAATGGACCTTGCACTGGTCACCGGCCAGCGCCGCGAAGACATAGTGGAAATGCGTTTTTCAGAGATCAGAGATAATCGGCTTCACGTAGTCCACATAAAAACGGGAATGATGATCGCCATCTCCCTGGATCTGGAATTGCGTTGTGCCGGTCTGGTCCTGCGGGATGTCATTGAGCGCTGCCGGAAAGGTAATTCTACGGATTTTTTGATTTCTGCTGGTGTCAGAAAAAACAGCCTGGCGGGGTCGATTCACCCAGACGGGTTAACCAAATATTTCGTGAAGGCAAGAAAGCTTTCTCAGATCGCTTTCAGCGACTCCCCTCCCACTTTTCATGAAATCAGGAGCCTGGCCGGACGCCTGCATGAGGCTGAGTATTCAGAAATTCACGGCAAGAAAGAAGGCAAAGCATTCGCACAACGGCTGCTGGGGCACTCCTCAGAAGCGACTACGAAAAAGTATTTAGATCCGCGCAAAAAGGAATTTATTCTGGTATAAGGGTTAGGTCGCCGAATATGGGAATTCGGACGATTTTCGGACATTTTCGGACGGAGCCACATAAGTGCTTGTCTGGAAAGGGTTCCAAAAAAAGACCGAATACGATTCCTGTATTCGGTCCAGGGAAATGGCTCTTGGGAGAGAGCCGTGCGCTAAAAGTTGGCATTAATGCAGGCTAAGTCGCCATGCACTTTAAGAATAGATGACGACGCCAGGTTTTCCAGTTTGCGGCAAATCCGGTCTGAAAAATTCGGTTATCGTCACGCTTAAAAATGTTAAAACCGCAAGTTCTGAGGAATCAGGCTTGCGGTTTTTTATGGAAAATCAGTCAGATACTTTCGTTTATTAACAGAGCTTTTCCGCTCGGGCAATAAAGGGCTCAAGACTCATCTTTTCACCGGGTCTGGCCGGGTCGTCAATTTGGATAACGCTGACAGGCTGCGCAGTTGTTTTACCGCTTGCCACCTGCTTTTGCGCCTCTTCATTCAGTGGGTATTGCACCAGTGTGCTGGGATTGATGGCATAAAGCGCATGGTCAGGTCGGCAGGTGAGCATCACCTCTTCGCGATTAAATGCCCATTTGTCCTTACCCACTTCAAAGCGGCTTACGGTAATCACCGACGGCGCGGCAAAGGCGCCAGCGGAACATGCCAGTAAAAGCATCGTCAGAATGGTTTTTTTCATCAT